CATTCGTAACGCGTAGGTCGCCAGTTCAAGTCTGGCTAGCGGCTCTTGAACGGGAACCTGTTAATCATCTTGTATTTAAGGACTTAGGTTCCCGTTTTCATTTACGATATCTTCAATTTATAGATTAAAAAAAAAGGGAAAATTGTCCAGTGGTGGACAAAAAAACTTATCCAAAACTTATCCTTTAAATTTTAATCTATTATGGCAACTATTAAACTTACAATCTTCAAAGCAAAAGTTTTAAAGGACGGAAGGCATAAGATAAGAATAGCCGTATGTCATAAGAAGGAAACATGTTATATTGTAACACGTTTTATAATCGACAACCTTTCACAATTTAAGGATGGACAGGTTACAAAACGTCCGGATGCTTCAATTATAAATTCCAAACTAAGAAACATGATGAATGATATGCAGAATAAACTTGATGAAATAAAACATCAGTCTCTTTATTCTTGCAAACAAATCAAAGACATGCTTGTTTCTGACTTAGAAACAAAGGGCAAACAAAACATCACATATCAAAAAGCGTGTTCCATATTTATAAATGAGTTAAATTCTGAAGGTAGGGAAAGTTATGCAGTATTAATTGAAAGAAGCTGCAGGTACTTCACAGAATTTACAAGAGGAGAAATACCCATGTCAGATATAACACCCAATATTATTGACGGATTCTCAAGATATCTAAAAACGAAAAAAAATATAGGGAACACAACAATAGGAATGATGATGTCTCAAATAAAAGCGGTGATCAATAGAAATATAAACTCCGGTTCTGTGAGATACGAAATACATCCGTTTGCTTATAAAAAAATCCCTAAATCTCCAATTAAAGAAGTAGATATATCCTTAGAAAGTCTTAATATGATAAGAAATAGTAATCCCAAAGAAAAAAAGTATATTGTGGCAAGGGATGTTTTTATGCTTTCTTTTTATCTCGGTGGAATGAACTTAATAGATTTGATGAATACTCGTTTTACTAGCGATAAAGTAGATTATGTAAGAATTAAAACGAAACTTAAAACTGAAACAGAACAACATTGCCTGCTTCCTATTACTGATCCAGCAAAAGAAATAATAGACAAATGGATAAACAACAAAACAAAGAAATTGGACTTTGGATATAAGTTTTCTTATCATAATTTCTCAAGATACATATGCAGGTCTCTTTCAGAACTTGCAAAGGAGCTAGGAATAAAGGAAAAAGTTGTATTTTATTCTGCTAGAAAGTCGTTTGCACAATATGCATTTGACTTAGGAATACCAGATAACGTGATAGACTACTGCCTTGCTCATTCGGACAAAGGTAGAGGAATTGTCAGGTACTATGCTAAAACGAGATTTAAGCAAGCAGAAATAGCTATTAAAAGAGTCACTGACTATATCAATAATCCAAGCAAATATCAAGAGTATATCGAGATGAAAGCGGATATAATGTTGATGAAAACATAAAGGCAGCCTAATAAGCTGCCTTTTTTACACAAAAACTAGATAGATAAACAGGAAGTATCCCCTGCTTTTGGTAATCTCATTGTTGACACTGCAAATATACAAAAATGTGCATTATATTTCTTCCAATTTTGCTCTAAACTTCTGGAACATATCAATGGTCGGGTAAAAGGTTGGATTCTCCCAGTTTTTCCCTATCATCTGGATCATCGCCTCTATATGACTTTTGCAGTCTATTACTTTGATGCATTTATCCAAGACCAGTCCGCCTTCCGGGTAGGTCTTGTTATTTAGGGTATCCTGCGCCCATGAGAGCAACTCTCTGATTGATTCTTGGTCGTATTTATTATCTTCTGCCATCTTATTGAGTTATTACTAGCTTTATATTCAAAAAGTCCAAGATCTTTTCAATCTTTTCTTGTCCTAAATTCGTTTTTCCGTTAAGAAACAAGGACATGGTACTCTTTGTTACCTCTACATACTCTGCAAGGTCTTTTGATTTAACATTGCGGAGTTTCATTGCTTCTTTGACTGTTTCCCGTATCATTCCATTTTCCAGTTAATTTGGTCCTCAATAGCCTGCTCTAAAGTAAAGTCACATTTAGGATATTCAGCCTCTCCCAAACCTGTACGGAGGTCAACAAACCAGCTTTCTTCATTCTCGCTGATTATCGCGTTCTCAAAGCCTTCTACTGTTTTTTCTATAATTGTTTTCATATCTTTATTATTTAGTTGTTGATACTTTGTTTCTTATTTTGATGTTACAAAGATACGGAAAGTTTCTGTAATATCAAACTTTCAAGACTGAAAAGTTTCGATTATATCAAACTTTAACATTTGAAATAAAAAATCCCCAGTTACATAACCAGGGACAAACACAAGGACGCAACCTTTGCCAAGACGGCGACAGGTATAAGCCATTTAAGGAGCCTCTCTAAGCGTTCCACAGCATGACCATAAGCAGGCGGCAGAAGTCGTGATGATATCTGTCGTCTGCTTGTTCCAGCAATATGTCAAGGCTAGTCTTCATAGATCATGGCTGTCATGTACTCCCAGATCTTGCCGGCCGGAGCATCTTCGTCGGCGAAGTAGAACCGGTAAGCACCCTTCAAGAGAGTAGCCTCATCCAATACCGCACACATATCGGAATAAAACGAGTTGAATGCAACGTATTTGTCCCAGGGTGTTGTTCCAGACGGGAACGGCATGGTCTTCGTTGCTTCGAGGATCTGATCGACATTCCAATGAGCACCGGTCTTCTTTTCTCCGGCAGCATTGGTGTATCTGATCTTATCTACGTCCATCTCTGCGAAATGCTTATCGTAGTGGGGACCGTATAGCGCCTCATGCTGGTCACGCATAAAGGACATATACATCTCCGGATGCTCTTCTTTGACAACGCAAAGGATCTCATCTACTCCTTCTACGCTTTTCCACATGGCCTTTTCCGAGGCAACGCCTTCGGATTTAGCCTTCTTCATCATATCGAGATATTTCATATTTTTAGTTATAATAGTGATTTAATTTCAAGTATATCCTCGGCGGATATGGTCACTTTACCCAGATCGCCGACAATCATATCCAAAAGAGGATTGTGAGGAATAGTGGCTACGATCTCACCTTTTCCAACGGTTACCGGGATCATTCCCAACTTATACTCCTTGATGTCCATCTCTTTAAACATCCCTACGAATGTGTCAAAGACAGCATCCGTATCGATCATGCCTTTTTCATCACCGAGAAACAGCAGGGAGTTATCAATCATCTTGTCAAGCTTGTCGTCGACGCGATACATGTAGTTGTTCAATCCCTTCTTTAAGATTCCTCTTACCTGCGGCTTGGTTGGGAAGATTCCGTCTATCTTGCTTTCCGCCCAGATTTGCAATTGGGTCTTTAGGTCACCTTTAAACTGGTTGATATCGGTTACTTTCATTTCTTACCTCCTTTCTTCACTTGCTCACGTTTCATCTTCTGGTATTCGGAGTAAGGCATATCGGAGTATTTCTCTTTATACTCTTTAAAATCGTCCAGTTCTGCGTCAGCTTCTTTTTGGGCTGATTTACGGAGTCTTTTCAGCAATGTGAGATGATTGTCCAATGCATCTTTTCCAGCTTTACTTTGTTCTACTACCGGTCGCATCATTGCCATGTATTGCTCGTTAAGCAGCATTGAGATATGGTTACTGCTCTCTATAAACTCCTCTGAGGATGTGACCAGTTCTCTTTCCTTTTCGGTCATGCTGTCCCATATAGAGTCTACTTCGTCCCATACTGGTGACTGGCTGCGTTGCTCGTTAGCCGGCTGGGATACCTGCTGTTCATACATCCTTTTCTGTAGTTCCAGTTGCTGCTGCATCTGCTGTAGCTCTGAAATCTTCGTATCAAAAGTACTAGGGGTAAGTGTCGGATCACCTGTCATAAAGTAATTGTTCATAAGCTCGTAGTTAGTGGTTGATATTGGAAAGCGGCAAGCACGCCCGAAGGCGCACCGCCACTAACTTTCATTTTTTCTTTTTCTTGGGAACCGGCTTACTGCGCTGGCGCTGTTGCGGTGGTTCCTTGGCAGCAGCAACGTTGGCTGGGAAACCCAGTGACAGTCGGAGTGCTAGGAAGAGTTACCACACCCTTGATGTTGCGGCAATCAAGACGGTCTGTGTAGTTGATGCTAGCGGTAAACGCCTTGTCAATCTCACACTGGATGAGTCTGTCCTGGTAAGGACGGATTGCTGCACCTACAGCGACTTCTTTTTCGAGACAGCTGATGCGGGCATTCAGTACATCGAAGCCGTCACGCTGATTCTTGTACAAGCCGAAGGCTGCATTGTTCAACTTCTCTGTCTGATTGTCGTACAGGTCACGGATTGATTTGTACAGGCCAAAATCACCGTCTACCTGAGATTTGTACAGGCCGAAGTCGCCATCCACCTGTGATTTCCACAAAGCGAATTTTTCAGCAACGTCTGTATCACGATGTGCGTACATCTGATTCAGAGTGTTTACCTTCAGGCCCCACATCTCGTTTGTCAGTGACAATTCGGCTTCGCAAGATTTGCTGTAGGCGTTGAATGCAGTCGGAGCAACACCAGAACGGCCGGCAACGGCATCGCTTACTGTGTTGATATTTACGTTTTCGGGCATTCCGCCGCCGATACCAAAACCTCTGCCACGTCCCCAAATGGCAGCAGCACCTAGCGCTGTACCAATGATGCCTGTGGCCAATGCCGCATTACCGACACTTTTCGAAGCATATTCCTTACGATTCTCGTCATGGACATACTCCTTCTCCTTGATAATTTCTTTCATTTCAGTTTCCATAAAATCTTATGTAATTATGCATACGGTCAATATTAACCGCATCACAAAGGACAGAAGAAGTTACTTGCTCATATGAATAGTTACTTGCGAATTACTTGCAGGACACAAAAAAAGGGACACCTATAAAGATGTCCCAAGCTACCTAATACAGGAGGTGTAAATCAAACGAGTCTTAGGCTAGCGAATTCTTTACCGATAGTATGTATACCGTCCTCTATTTTCTTTAATTGAGATTCGGAGATGTAAGTATTGCCTCTCTTGTATTGTCTCATCAATGAGTCATTGATGCCCACAAACTTCGCGAATGCGCTTACGTTTAATACCGAATAGTATTCAAAAAGAGAAGCCAGGTCAAACTTGAACACCGGATCAGCCTTCAGACATTGAGGAACCTTTTCTCCCTCATCATAAGTTTCAACAACCTCTTTCATTGAATTGAAGAAGTCCGCTTTCGCTTCGTTTACCGTATTACCAACACCAATCAAGGACAGACCATCCACATTGGTATTATATGCGATATATGTACCATCGCTCTGCTTCTCTATTGACACTTGAAATTTCATAATACAACCACTTATTATAAATTTATATATAGAAGGGAACCGGGATTAAAACCCGATTTCCTTTTTTAGCTTTTTCATTAGGCCAGATCTTACTTCCTGCGTCCAATGACGCTCAATTAAGATCCTTTTCCCATTTGCCTTGTTCTCGTAGATATCATGATTACTCCCATGCTTTACAAAAACAAAGCCATTTTCAATAGCCTTCTTCTTCATTTCATTCCAATTCATGATGACTCTTTTTGATTTACACTGCAAATATATAACATTTTTGTGATACACGCAAGAGTTTTATCAAAAAGAAATCCTTTTTATATGATCATCTATTTCCCGCCATGCCGACATTACGCTCCACTTTCTCATTTTTGTATCGTTAGAGCGGATAAACGACACCCCTTGCCTTGTTCTACCGATAAGCAAACCGGTCTCTTTATCTGATAGCTTGTCTGACAAGACTCTCACAAGCAGATACCTTGCGTCAGCGCACTCTTCCCGATTGGAATGGAGAATATCATTCTCGTTTATGCCCGTTACCATGATTACCACACCGACGACCTTTTGATATAATTCTGTAATTTTCATGCTGAACAACATATAAGGTTATGAAACAAAACATCTCAAAAACTGTTGATTAAGCTATGAAGCCTCACGAACAGTCCTTGAGATGTTAGCCCGTCTGTGATTTGGTCGTCGAAACGGGTGTGAGGCTTCTTTCTCTCCTGCCTCTAACGGAGTTTATTTTATTTGTTACTGATAACCGGCCTTCTACTTTACCGGATAACTTAGTGCTTAATAATCAATTAATGTCTCATTTTGTCCTCCTTTCTTAATAAACCTTTTTCCAATGGAAATTGTTATATAAATACAACTTAAACTTTTCATACCGGAAACGGTCTGTGAAGATAGTGCCGGTATTACCACATAAATAAATTATAACTTACTCCACCACCGACATACAATCCACCGGGATAGCCGTATCCAAATTGCAGGCCAAGGCCCCATCGTTTTTTCTTCGGTTTAAGAGTGATGATTTTCTTTTCTCCGTAAACTTCCATAAAATCAAGACTGGGCTTATAGCCGCTAACCACTGCCCGGTAATTATCATTATTATACTCCTTGCTTGTAATCGGTATAATCACCGGAACCGAGTCGCCTTCTACGGTTCTGTCGGTAGTGGTATCTATCAGAATCGGTAAATACACCGTATCGGTACGCTTTAAGGTCTCCTTTACCGGCATAAGCACGATGTCAACTATAGTGTCCCTTACTCTTATCGTATCGCCCTTTACATAGACAGTCGAAGGATCGTGCGGATTACAACGCATCCACACGACCACGCATACAAGCAGGCAGACTAATATCCAAGGGAGAGATTTCATATGATACTTTCACTTGATGACCAATCCGGACCGGACAATAAAGTATTCAGCTCTTCGCCTTCGTAGGTAGGATAAGGATAAATCGGATTTTCCGTTTTTTCTTCTTCATCCAATAATGGCAAGGTCATAATAGACGGGAAAAGAGCTTCGTAATGAACTAGTTTCATGATCACCTGAGTACCGTCAACGCTCTTTCGTGGGGTAAGGTGCAGTTCATCGAGTACCTCTTGCGGTATCTCGTTCAGTTTCGCTGTGGGGAATGTAATGTATTTCATAATTGCTTACTGTTTAATTACTTATCAGACTATTATATTTGCTCCCAAGTAACACTCCCATCCTCATTGAAAATAAGTTTCTTGTTTCCAAGTAATATAACCTCTGTCTGTGCCGTCGAACCAAGAATCATCTGACTGTCTTTTGACGCCTTAATATTATTGCCAAGAAGGATTACATTATTTAATTGATTAACACTACTACCTCCACCATTAGCACCTACCATGATGTTATTGCTGCCTTTACAATATCTACCAGCTTTATAGCCTATATAAGTATTTTTTTGATTACCATAATACCCTGCCTCATATCCGACAACCGTACACCCTTCTGTCTTTACTTCACTATCTACTAGATTTTTACCTGCATTACGACCAATAACTACACATTGAGAAGAACCTGCACCTGAATAAAAACCTAATGCATCACTTCCAATGCCAACAGATTCCTGATGTTCAATTCCTCCTAATGCCGATCTCCCAATTGCGACATTATTATTACACTCTTTTCTGGATGGATAAAGAGTGTCTGCACCTATTGCAACATTATCCTTACCACTCGGTATATATGCAGTAGAATAGGTACCAATTGCAATATTACGAGAGCCGGAAATAAGTTTAGAAAGTGACATTGTTCCTATGCCAATACATCTCGTTGAGTTTTCAGATTTCCCAAGCGTTTTATAGCCTAATGCAACATTCCACCAATTTGATATATCATTATCCCCTATATTAATATATATATTTTGCCGACCGTAAGATATGAGTTGGCTGGCGGATGACTTATCAACCACTTCATATAACTCAACTTCTAAAGTTGACGCATATTTAGCTGATGGGAACACCTTCAAAGAACCACCATCGCTAATCATTCCAATATAGGCTATCAGATTGCCATTATACGTATCTATCGGTGTCTTATTTCCGATACCTACCTGTATTGAATTTTCATTGCCTTCTATACCTTTTGTTAATTTCGCAAGATATTTTTTCCCATTGGTAGTAGCTAGTGCAAAAACTAGAGCATTATCATATCCACTTATATGAGTATATATACCATTTTCATAACTCCAACCTTCAGATAATTCTGCTGGTTGTGTAATCAGGTTATCTCCACACGGAATACGATCTGCCAGTATAAATTTTGCTGTATCATCGAAGTTTTCATCTATCCCTTGCGCAATGACTCCCCATTTTTGCTCGGAGTCTTTTGCTATGTCAAATATCTTTTCCATATTATTCGTTTTTAATTAATGTTTCATTTGAAATTAAAGTCTCGTTACCTAACATTGTCAAGTAGCTGGAGATAACTATGCTGATCTTCTGAGGAGACTTGGTGACCTTTCCGGTTACTTCATAGACACCATTGTCTCCAGAGATGGATATGTCGCTGATGGCGTTAGATGATACGCCTATTAGTTTATCAGATGCATTTGACAAGGTTATGGTGATAGTTACCGTGCTGCCTTCGGTTACATACACTCCCGGATTAACTGAGTAGGAGATCGAGGAGTAAGGGATGTTACTCTTTACAATCGGTCTAAACTCGATCATATCTGGATATAGCGTTCCTGCCTTATACTTTCTCAACTGTCTCTCCAACAAGAACTCGGAGAGGCTGTAGGGGAAGAGCATGAGAGACCATAATGCGAATTTAGAGAAACGAGAATCACCGTCTCTAATCGTTCCTAGCCACATGGAGTCACTATCAACACCGGAACCGGATACTATAGCCTCCCCATTATAACTATATTTAGTTTGATAAGTAAATGATTCTTCGTTCAACTTATCGTTACTCATCAACGAGTTAATTGTGCCAAAAGAAAAGGTGCTAGAGCGAGGAGGATTTCGATTAAACGTCTGCTCTAAAATAAAAGCACCGTTATTACCAACTTTAGATTTAGAAACAATAGAGCCAGTTTCAGTACTTGTTACAGAATCACCATACAACCATTTCCTTTTAGCCACTACCGTATAGTCCTTCAAAACAGGGAGACCGGTTACCTTGCCGAAGTCGTTGATTCCGTCTAGGCTGAGAGCGTGTTCGATGGTGGGGAGGACTTCGATAGTAATATCCAAATCTATATTTTCTGGGTTAACTTTAAATCCTATCCAAACATTAGATAAAATTTCTGCTGGGACAAATATAGTGCTCTTAGGACAAACATATTCTCCATCTTCAGTGATTCTAATCGAGGCAATATCACTAACATTATCTTCCGAAACATAATTATAAACAACATTTTGACCTTCTTTAAGTCCGGTTACTTTGAGTTTAAAAGTAGGAATAGAAACTTCATTAACTGTTCCGTCTTTATAAACATAAGTAAACAATAAGGCTAAATTATCATTTGCTTTTGTGAGGTGGATAGAATTTCCAGTAAGCTCAAATATAAAATTAGTATTATTACTACTAGCCATTTTATCCCAAGTTTTATTAGCACCAAACACAACCGGATAGCTATTGATACCACTCTCCCCTTCCCAACCGATATTGTTTAACTGGATGTTGTGACCTCCTACAAAGTCGATCAACTGATCGTTAAACTCTGCATGGTTCTCGTTGGTGATACCCTGCTTCTTGATGTTGTAGTATAACTGAGGCTTGATGATCTGTCCCGGACGGTCTAAATTGTAGTAAGCTATAATCTGGTTGATTTCGTCTGTAGTCAGAACTTTGTTGGCGATGAGTCCTCCTGCGTAGGCAATTTTAACACATTTTCGAGGAACATTATTTGTATCAAGATATCCGATAACTGAAAAATAATCAGCAACTCCAGCAGCTGTAGGATAGCTAGCAGTGAAATCATTCTTATCTCCTAAAATATCATTGACAACCGTAACATTTCCTATCTCGTTAATACTTGGGGACGTATATCCACAAATATAATATTTGCCATTAAGGCCATTCCTTTCGAACATATTATTCCGGATAAACCTTTTGCCCAATACATTGACATGATCAGAGCCTATATCGGAAATATAGTTAATTATGCTAATGACAGTACATTCCTTGCTATCTCCTATAATTTCGTCAACGGTCTTTTCGCTGACGATCATGTCGTCTACTCCGTCTGTACATAGCCAGCCTTCGAAGTCGGTTCCCGGTAATCCATACCCACTGCCCTCCGTAAATCCGAAGTTCAGCAGGCGCATGTCATTCCCGTTTGGTGTCAAGTCCTTCAAAACAGCCCGGTCAGGGTCGTCGTTTGTCTTGCCCCAGGTGGATATAGCCATCTTGACGTGGCTGAGTAGTTCGGGGTCGATGTAGGGACGACCGGACACCCCTACATCACGACCACCGATTCGGTTTAAATCGACCCGGTTAAGACTCAGTTTATTTAAAGATAACCTGTTTAGCATTATTCTGCCTCCGTTAAGATACCTGTTGTGACTTCTGTATAGCTCTCGATGCGGATTGTCTTTGGATAGACTAAGGCGCTGAAATCACAGTCAAAAGTCTTTCCGGTGTTATTCTGTACATTGGATGGCAGATATACCGGTTCAAAATCACCTTCTGTCGGAGTACGCTGAAAGATATTCAAGCGACTTGCTGCGGTTCGTTCAAGGTGGATATTGAAATCAGCATTTACTACTGCTTCGGCAGCGTACAAATCCTTATCTTCTATTTTTGTAAATTGTAAGTCCATGATATTTCTCCTCTATTTTTAGTTTATAATAAATTCCATCCGGCTTCGACATCGGACATCACCGCAGGGACACCATTTTCTACCTGAGAGATAGCGGCTGCAAAAGCGCACATCGTTGCCTTATCGTTGATGTCGGGGATGTATGTGTTTGGAACCTGCATCTCCTTGCATACACGGTTGATGTAGCCGGCAGTATTGTTCTCGGACTCCGGCGCCCATCTTTTGATGAAATCCGCAATGGTTTGACAACCATGTCTTTTACGGTAGTTTTGCAAGGTACGGATCAACGCCCGGTATCCCCACTTTATTTCCGTAAACTGGAAGAAGGACTTATCTTCCTGTTTGTCTCTCAATCCTTGCCATTTGTCTTTTGTGATCCGGATGTTTCCCGGATTATTATTTCTAAGGCCTCTTGGTAAACTCATATACTTTTTCTCCTATAATTACTTTCTTTGGTTTAACTCATTACATTTCTTTTTAGGTGGTTTTATTTGCACATATCTTTTGTGAGATTCTGGAGTATGAAAGCATCTTGAGCAATAAACAATACCTCCACACCAGTTATATGAATGCCCAAATATTTTACATATTAAATTCATACTTTTTTTATTAGTAACCACTTGGAGGCTGGCGGTCCTTACATCCCATCACCTCACATTTCTTAAAGTTTAATGCTTGATTCTCAAGTTCCAGCTTTGCGTTTCTGGCCTGTAAATCCCGGATACGCTCACGGTCTTCCTCCTTCTCCCGATAAAGCTGGTCTATTTTCTTATTGAGCTCATTCTCAACCTCCCGTTCCTCTTCATAGCATTTTTTCCACTCGGCGGCATATTGAGTTATATTATCCGCTTCTGCTTTTTCTGCCTGAGCTGCTTCTCTACGTTTTTTTGAGTCGTAGAACATAAAGGCGCCCAACAGGGGAAGAAAAATCGTTGCGATAGCACCACCAACCATTGTTATAATTTGACTTACCTGTTCCATAATCATACCATACAAGTTAAATAAACGGTTAGCAATGAAATTAACTCAATCCAAAACATCGACTTGCATGCCGTCAGGTCCCATATAAGATTACCAGACCAGTTCTTGACAACAAACGTTATCGCGTAGATCAGAAATGCAGCCCATAGCAGCAGCCAGTACCACGAATTACAGACTACCCATATCTGAGAGAATACAAGAGACATCACCGCGCCGGCTATATGAGCTTTCTTGTGTGCTCCTTTAAAATTCGGGGACACTCCCAACACGATCATTCCGACAACAGAAAGAAAGATTAAAAACTGACTGTTTTCTGTACTTGCATCCAGTGCGGCCGGAAGCAAAAGCAAAGACGGAAGAATCATGCATATACCGAACCAATACCTGTTACTCAGAATGTAATAGGTATCGGAAATAGAATAAGGGATACCCTTTGTCTTGTAAATCATCACACCAACATAAGATGCGAAAGCCAATAATGATAGTAGTGTCAAAATCATAGTTTTATCTGTTTATAATGAAAACTCTAGTTTATTCGGATAACCGGTCTTGTAGTTGTAAGATTCGACCTCCTCTTTAGTCTGCAATCCCCGAACTACAGCAATATGCTGCTGCGTCACATTATAGCAATCAAGAGCATATAACTCTAATGAGTTCAGCATGAGGAGAGCGCTTGATATAGGTATCGTATACTTTACCGCATCAAACCATAAAACCGTATCCAGTCTTCCGGCCTGCTTCTCAATATTGATTGAGTTAACAAGACCTACGCGGTCCTCTTTGTTTAACCACATATCTTTGCCGGCAAGGGTGAAAGAGTTTACTGCGTCTGACTTGTCATAAGCATTAATGTCCGCTATCTTCTTCTCTTTTAGTTCATCAAGGGTATACTCATGATCAACCAATACGGGATAGCCGCTTTCGCTCTCCTTTATTTCCTTTCCGGATGACTGACCGTTCAGCAGCTCCTGCCAATACTCCTCCGTTATCTCTACTGAGCCTTCTTGCAGCTCATCGTAGAATCCTTGTTTCCAATATTTTGCCATAATATTATTTATTTCCAACTCCCAACGGCTATCCAATAAAAAGGATTAGTTCCCGCGCCAGTACCATTACTATCCCCAACGGTATATCTACTACGAACTCTGAAGCTGCTTGTACCCGTCGATATTACAAGGCCGGCAACAACATTCATACCGTTACCCGGTTCATAGTAGGTAATCACAGGAGCATAATTGGCATTATAAAATGATAGCGGCAAATATACATAAGTATTATTACTGGAACTTGATATGTATCCCCACTGAATTAAGAACCCATTGTTAAACTTAGCATATCCATTCTTACCTAACGATACAGTCATAGCATTAGACAAATCTGCCTTTGCCAAATTGGGAATCATGTTTAGCAATTCTACAACTCTATCCCCTGTAAATCCGCTATTATAATCACTCATGCAAACTCTTTTTTAATCACATTAAACGTACTTCCATCCGAAAGAAAGAAACGACCTTCAGCAACAGCAAACGCCTGCCTCTTTCCTATTTGCGAGATGGTAGTGGAGACAGATGCCTGTACTCCACTATTAGTTGTCCTAAACACAACAGTCTGCTCCCTGTCGAGTCCTTCATTGGCAACATCGCTTGATGCGCTTGCGGTCCCATTGGAACCGGGAGTGATAACGATGTTGCCTTCTCCTTCTTTCCAAGGAATCTGTATGCTCATTACGCAGCAGTCCAAGAAGTGTTAGACGTAACATTAACGGATACAGCAGATCCACTCTGAGGAATAGTAATCTCAGCCGGAGAAACAGACAATGTAGCATCACCGGCAGCCTGTTTGATAGCAATCTGAGCAGCTTGTCCGCCATTGGCCGTCACCTTTAAGGTTCTAACGACCTCTTCGATAGTATCATTTTTAGGAAATTCCAATTCAATAGAAAAGGGAAACTCTGCGGTAGCTCCCGGATCACCAGAGATAGTAGCCGCATTGTTAGTCTGCGTTCCATTGGCATTATACTTTGCAGGCAAGGTAACATCAACTACACTCCCCGCCCATGCAAACGTCAATTTCGAAGAGTTTGTTTTACCCTCTACGGTCACAGTACCCGCTGTCTTGGGAGCAGACATTTCCGAACCGTTATCAAAAGAAGCAAACTCAGATTTCGGAGATTGAGTCACCTTATAAGTTGAAGGAGTGGAAACACCAACACCGGTAACCGTTACTGTACCAGTACGAGCTGTACGCCCAGTATGAGCGTCCGCGCTATTCGCAATTGTTCCGTTACCAGATCCGGTAGACGGATTTAATTTTAACCAACTAGGTTTTGCCATAATACAACATTTAAATAAAACAATTCAATTAACTATATCATTCTTCCTGTACAGCCTGCCATACTACATTGGACAACACATCGACGTTATCCAAAAAGTTATTCGAAGGCATCAGCCATATATATTCAGGGTCCACCTTTAAATAAGCCTGCTTACCAACATCACAGACAACTCCTATCGACACCTTCATGCCCGTTGCCGAAGCGGAAACCTTCATCTCATCAGCCTTGACCGATACATTTCCAATGCCCTTAATCGCCTCTATATGTACAGATATGCATCCCATGTCACACCGTCTTTATGCCAGTATTTATCTTGTCGATCTCTACTCTTGTACCGATTTCGTAATCAGAGTCTGGGAGATAAGCCGTAGTCTCAAGCCATATTTCACCCGTACCGATTATCTTTGTGTCTATGTAGCAGGTGTAGCTATTCTCATTGACGCGGATCATCTCAGACTTCTTTATTATCTGTGACGCATTCGAACAGTAATAGACAAAGAAGCGGCATGAGAAGTCTATATCGTCCATCGTCAATCCAGAAGGAAGGTCGATGGAGATGACTGCTTTGATTATCGTTCCTTTTACTCGCATGCTGACAGAGCATTAATAACAGACAATCGATCAATAGCCCGAACAAAAAGCTCTGCATATTTCTTTAAAGATTCCGCTTGTTCTGGAGTTAAATCGACCACGCCATTAAGATAGATTTTTCTTGCTATTTCTAACTCACCAATATCACCTGTCTTTTGAAATATTGCATTGCCAAAAACATTGCTGTAATCGACGGTACTCTTATTCCCTTCTATATCCTCTACTTCGATTGTTCTAAAGTCTATTTTCATAAGCTTTTATATTTATATTCTATTTCTTCCTATAATAGCTACGCAGGACCAGGAGTCACCATAATTTCCATCTTTATGGAATGTTCTTACATGAAAGTAGTTATGATTAACATCTGATACAGAAGCAATACTCCATACCCCGTGAATAGCTGTCGCAATAGGAATATATTCGCTACCAGCATTATGCTCAATAACATAATCTCCTGCACCATTGCGATATGCCCTTGAAACTGTACACCCATTACCCCATGAACGTGATATATTACCATTTCCATCAATTATACCTGCCCAAAGGACTCCCGGAGCATTCCATATATCACCGGATCGTTGGTAGAATTGATGCTGTCCCGCACTTTTTATAGCATATCCATAATTCTTTTCGCCACCATTTGCGACAATATCCAATCCGTTTCCTGAGCCATAAACACTTAACGAAAAGATACTACCCGAATCATTACGAGCAGATATCAATGAACTATATTTATTTTCATTTATTCTTAAAAATTTTGTACCAGACATATTAAGTAGAATATTAGCATCATTTTGTGATGTTATAGCTAATCCTGTTGCTGTAACATCCCATTCTCCAATTTTAGCTCCAGATGTTACCACTAAGTTTTCAGTATTGATATTTTTTGCATCAATCATAGGTACACCGTCCACTTCTTTAAATAAAGCGATATCTTTACCAGTATTGGTACGGATTACGGTACTATTCGAAGTCAACACCAGCTTTCCGTTAGCTGTGTTTATTCCACCCTCAGCAGTTAATTCAAAACCTGTCTGATTGTGTTTTATAGCACCTTCAGTTATCATCCATCCCTGCGTCTTTTCAAGATTACCAACAAATATCCCGGAAGTACCAAGCACATCTATAGTCGCATTCTGGGCCAGCAATACGTTTGTCGCAACATTAATAAATTCATTGAATTCATCCCATTTAGTAGAATCAAACGTAGAAGTAGATGTATGAGTTACCTTACAGAGTTTGTTATTACCATTATAGATGACAGTATCGACAAACGCATCATTATGGTAATATTCAGTATTTGGCTTCCATTCGCCACGAGGACGAAGTATAGCTCCCGGAAGGCCGGTCTTTCCTTGTCCGCCCGTCAAGCAAGCCGGACTGCTTTCATATGTCGTATTGTCAGTATAAGTAACCTTAGTTTTAGTCCATATGTATTTACCGTCCTCCCACTTAGGAGCGGTCGTAGACCAAGAACCACCGACAAGAGAGCTGGAGGAAGTCGATAGGTAATAAAATACCTCGAAAGATTTTACCCCTTTACCGGATGGACCGGCACTTCCTGTCACACAGACCGGATCGCTCGTCCAAGTTGTATTATCGGTATAAGTGACAACCGTTCGCGTCCACATAAATTTACCATCTGTCCAGCTTGGTACATTATACGACCATGATCCGCCTGCCGGCGTGCTATAGGACGTAGACAGGTAATATTGTTCTCTGTAACTCTTTACTCCTATACCCGTTTCTCCCTTCGCTCCTGTGGCGCAGATAGCATCCGTAGTAGTCGATGAGCCATCTGTATAGGTGATAACTGATCTGGTCCATATATATTTCCCATTTACCCAAGCAGGTGCACTTGTAGACCATGAACCACCAACCAAAGAACTAGAGGAAGTCGAGAGATAGTATTGTTCAACGATACTAGTTACCCCCCTTCCATCTTCTCCGTTGGTTCCATTAGCCCCCTTTGAACCGGTAATACAAGCAGGGTCTGTTTCCGTTGTCGAACCATCAGTATAAATCACTCTCGTTTTACTCCACATGTATTTCCCATTTACCCATGCCGGAGCGGTAGTTGACCATGAACCACCTGTTAAGGTACTGGAGGAAGTCGAAAGATAGTAAAGCACATCTACATCTTGTACCCCTACACCATCTTTACCATCTGCTCCATCTTCGCCTTTAATCTTTTGCCATTTATAGTCAGAAAAAACACTACTATCCGACTGAACAAAGTCAACATATTGACCTATCCATGCACCAGGAGTCTCACCATTATTTGCAGTAAATGTTTTTCCATCATTAGAGTATTTTATATGCAAATAGCTGGTACGACCATCTTCGCCATTTACTCCAGGAATACCCTGAGTTCCATTTTCTCCCTGAATTCCCTGAAATCTAGCCCACGTATATTTAGATGGATCAGTACTATTTGCTTGTACAAAATCTACATACGTTCCAATATATACATCAGGAGTATCCTTCATTTGAGACGAAGTAGGATTTTGTACAGGAGAATACTTAACGTGAAAATATGAAGTACGACCGTCCGCACCATCCTTTCCCGGAATTCCATCTTTTCCCGGAGTACCCGGGTCTCCCTTAGATACTTCTTTCAACCAATCCGTAGAAGAGTCAGACGGTTCCTGCGTAGTACTAGGTTCAATACATATCCATGTGCTGCCATTATGGGTAACTTCATCGTAATACCAATACTTTCCAGCCTTCCATTCCCCCTTAAATGCGGGGACAAGGACTTCCGTAGTACCATCCTGCGAAAGTTGTTTAATCGTACCGGTCATATATACGTTGCGAAGGTATGCACTGTATCCGGACAAATCCAATCCTGAAATGACCAGATTAGACAAGTCCCCCAGTTGCATCATGACCATAGAAGAGGTAATCTCCCAGTTATTTACTCCTGCGAGATAGCGTTTATAGTCCTTTGTAGAATAAGCAGATTTCTGGCGTTCCGCATTCGTGAAATTGCCATATGCCACAAAATGCATAGCCTTCTGAGGATGATATGAATAGCCGCTTCTGAGAGTATATTTAAACTCCGAATTGCTTATCTTTTGAGTTATGCGGAAATAAGAAGTCTGGAATCCTGTACTGTTGTTGAATATACCCTTGCAAATGTCATCCACCGCAAGGTTTGCAACTTCTCCCGGTTCCAGCTTCAAAGTCAGAGTCTGAGAGGATTCATTTACGGATTCAATAATGCCACCACCGGGAGCAAGCCAGTCTTCTCCCGAAGTTATCGACACGCGGTTGTAGCGAAGTTCCGGAACCTCAAGAAAGTCTCGGAGATGAAGCGATTTCGCATCGATATGCCCATCGGGAGTAATCATCCAACCGATGAGATTCTGCACGTAGTCTTTTGATGATATTTCCTTTGAGAAAGTTGCGTCCTCAGCAACTAGTTTTTGGATAACGGCTTTGATTTTTACGTCAATGCCAGCCAAGAAGGTAATTAATCCTTTAGCAGAATCTGGATCGACTTTACTTAAATACTTATCATCAGCTCCTTCCTCTGTAGATATTTTATGAAGCTTAAAATGCTTTCTACCATCTTCTGTAGATATTGTATCATCTTTAACTAATATATAAATATCCTCTTCTCCTTCAATTGATATAACCTGACCATCATATGGAACATAAGGCTCTGCATCTGTATTACGGGCATAGCTTTCCGCATCCTCTTTGGATTTCCATGTATCCGTACTATCAATAGGTCTTGAAGTGGTACGTCTATATTGTTTTTCAAATGATACTCCATTGATCTTAACCATAAATTACACTGTTTTAAAGGTAAACGTGTTACTATCATTCATTGTCTCTGTCTGAATAATCCACATTTTATAATTGGCTGCAGTACTTCCATTAGCTCCTTCTACTGATATGGTAGTAGGGCCACTAACAATACCTGTATCTTCCATGATATTTCCGGGAGATGTAGGGACGGATAACTCACTTAACGTCCCTTCCGGCAGACAAATTGCGATCATTTTCCATGCGTTTACATCAAACTTATATGTTCCCGCCCCCTTATATAGTCCACTTGATCCCAATGCACGTACTTCAGCAGAAGTCTTAGGAATGGAAGAACATATGCCGGCAAACCATTTGCGTCTAACATTTACGCTGATTGTGTCTTTAATCTCTTGTCTTGGCAATGTGCCGTCTTCACTAGCAGTATAGATGACCGTAGCTTTATATGTTTCATTCTGACTATAAGTACCCTCCAGTTGTCTAACCGCAGTTTGAATGCCGCCAACTTCTTCAGAGAAATTTAACTTGTTATTCGGATTTTCGTCATAATATGCAGATTCCATTGGTCCTTGTCCATTCCGGGATGCAGTATATGTAATATAGCCTTTGCTTGTACCAAACTCAACATCATTTGCTGTTGAGATCTTGCTTCTCAATTCTCCCACTGATTTCTGAGACAGCATTCTAATAAATGCATCCACCACTGTAGTGCCTTCCAGAATAACATCACCAGCCTTGAAATATCCCGCCTTATCCACAGTCACTTCTACGTTTTTTGTAAACTTAGCGGTTCCTTCGCCTGTACCAGTAGACGATCCGCCGCTACTGATTATTTGTTGCTTAATCCTTTCTTTACGGTAAGTAAGAGAATCAATCTTACTTTCCAGTTCTCCCAACTTGGAATAAGGAGCTGTCTCCCCGACAGTATACACCAGAGAATCATACGGTACATCCAAAGGATATTCATAGCCAATTATTCGCGATATCCTTCCTTCCTCAAAATAGGCTTTATTGATCAGGTTTACTTTTTGACCAATAGAGAACTTCTTCGCGAATGAAGGATCATACATGCCGGTGTCCGGGTCAACACCATAGATGTAATCCGGCATCATCGTATTGTCATAAGTAGATGGGTCCTGCTTTAATTCGTTGATATATTCCTTTGCCCTTTCTTCAACTTCTTTCTCCGCATCAGGAATAAGCTTATCGGATACAAATTGAGGATCGTACCCATATAGAATATACGTATCACCGCTAGTGGGATGCAATATGTCATCTGGGAGCATACGCCCATAATCATCATTGCGCTTTACTTCATATACCTGTGCCCTTGGATTCCATGTGCCATCTTCAAGGCGTTCAGGCTGATACGTATCAGACGATGAGTCATAAGGATTAAATATAACTTCAAAATCCATGCCAGCCAAGGGACCGGATTGGAATGCTACGCGTAATTCCTCTCCTGGTAGTTGATAACTTTCAGAGAAATGAAAGCCTAAGTCCGCATCCTTAAATCTCCATGCAGCCCATTTCGATTCGGTCTTGCTTCCATCCGGATTATCTGTAGTATCAGTATATGAATGCGTATATACATCTCCGATTGCCCCTATACGACTTGGATAAATATCGTCAAAAACAACAATCTGCTCAATAGCTTCCTCTGTATACATGTCGGGGTATGCGTCAATGTATGGAACTCCCTCCGGCATCATCAAATGCTTGGTTACAATACCTTCAACCGTTAATAGCGTTTTATCATCTGAAAAATAGCTTATAGGAATTCGGCTTTTTATAATATTGTTGATGGTATACATATTCCCGGCGGATACACTAACTCCTTCGGGAAGACGCAAAACATTTGCTGCTTCCCCTATCTGAAAATCGGGATTATATATCGCATCAAATGTCTGACCTTCATTGGGTCCCGTAGTGAATGTCACAGAGGCATTTGCCGACTTAGCTACATTCTCAATAGTAATATCCCCAGATGAACCGGCAAGTATCATCATTAAAGAAGAAATTGAACCTGGTAGTTGGAAGACAATATATAACTTCAAATCAGTAGCCCCACGCTCAATATTTATCTCTTTATTTAGGACAACTTTATCTGTCAGTTCTTTTTCCTGATTGTCATATATAGTGCGTACGTTTCCTCCAATACCATAACTCTTCTCTACATCATTGATTTTATATCGAAGCTGCCATCTCCAGCTATATATTCCTGATGGTAAATATTCCCTCTCCACAGATGAACCGGCTGGAGGGACTATTGTTCCTATATTAAACGAAGCACCTTCACTCTTTATTGCATAAGTTCCCCCGGCTGGATTGTTTGATAAAGATTCATAATTCAGATCATTCAACCCGGCTTTGACATATCCACTTGTCCGCACAGATGCCTTAAACTTATCTCCTATCTGGTCATCGGTAGGAAAATAGTCTATATTAAGCACTCGTGATGTATCAGAAATATCACGCCCATTTACCTTCTTAACATCGAATACCAGTTTTTTACGATACGTCTGTGGAATATTTCGCGTAGAACCGAAAGCATATATTCTAGTTGCATAAGAAGTCTGACTGTCACTCCGATTCATTGCACTAACATTAACACCAATCTCAAAATCGACCGGATCACCATGTTCGCAACGACCAAAACGGATTACATCTTTCTCTATCCACCATTCGCATTCAAATGTTTGAGACATTTGAGAAAGAGCGTCTAGCATGTTCATGTTATCATATGAAATCAGCTTGGATGAATCATCCACAGAATCGTCAATTTTGCATGTAAATGCTTTCCCTTTATACTGATAGCCTAACACTTCTAGATTTTTCAAGAACACATCCATGTGAACCTTTAGTGTATCGGTCAAATTCCAGCTAGCTTCTCTTCCACTACTTTGAGGAGTATAGAAGAACCTCTTATTTTTCCACTTCCAATAGTAAGCATCAAGCTTTAATTCGTAGTCATATCCCCCGGTAGTAGTATTGTAAGTAGGTTTATATAAGTCTACAAGCTCAAACAAACCAATATTCTCGTCATCAATGTAATCCCCAAGCTGAAAGTAGACAGGTTCAGCTAATGAGAACTTGAGAGTAATGTAATCAGAACTCATTAGCTGGAACTTTCTTTTACTACCTTCGTTGATAGGAGTAGAAAGACGGATGTTGCCGGATATGTCTTTGATGTCTATCATAAGTTTCGTATACCTTCATACGATGTTTGATACAAAAATACAAAAAATGACATTAAAAGTGTCATTCTAATCGTTAATATTTCTATCCATAGGATTAGGTTCTACTATCTTTAATGAAAAATGTGCAATTCCCCTCATAAACTGAGTAAATTGATTGCATGAAAGATATATTGTACGATATACTATATCAGGCTGATATTTAGATCTAATATTTAATACTCCAGTTGCCAATTCCTGACAAAAACTATCATATTTTTCAAAGAACTCATTTTCATCTTTAGCAGTAAGATTGATAGTCAACGTAAGATTACGCTCATCTACTTTGGGGCTGGCAGCTATTACGCGCTTGCCATGTTCTAATCTTGATTTATTCTCTATAAACTCTTTATTAGGAGCAGGAGTCATCAGTGCTGATAGAGAAGATGTATCCATACTAATTCCCCAATTGTCGTAGGAATCTTTATTGTTTATAAAAAGTTCACCTTTTGGCATATTGTATATATTTTATGGTTTATAATTAGCGAGTAGAGAGTCCCTTAGTATTAACTCTTACTTCGGATATATCAGCCTTTATGTCATTTAGCAATTTCGTATATTTGGTAATATCATCTAAATAACTATTGGTTATAACATGCTGTGTTAAAATGTTGTTAAGCACTTCATTCCCAATAGACGATATGCTTGTGAGAGAATTTATTCCCATAACAACAGCCATCATTTGATTCTTGATTTCTTCTCCGGCGATCTGAAGAGCAGTGAAGCGTCCGTTCAACTCGTCAGCAGAATCCTGAGACATTGTGGCAAATCCTTTCTTGGAAGACCCCTGGGAAGTAAATGTGCCACCACCGCCTACGATCTGCTCCCATGCCTTTCTGTCTTCAAGAGCACCATTTACGATAATATCCCATCCTTCTCTTAAGTCCTTAATATCAGAAGAGGTGATGCCTCCCTCTTTACCCATAGCTGCAGAAAAGGAGTCATACCATTTTCTTAATTCATCTTCATATCCCTTTGAGAACATTTGAGTGAATATAGCCTTTCGCATGTACTCTCCAAAATTATCTGCAAAGTCTTTTGACGAAGCATCCATATCCATAAGAGTATCTATGAAGCTGTCAAACAGGCTATCGAATGATGTTTGAGTCAATTGCTCTTGAACGGCCTTTTGAATGTCTTCTATTCTCTCTTCACCTTCAATAATCTTATTGAGGTAGTTTTGAACATCTCCATCCAACTTAGACCAAAAGCCGGGAGCTTCCTCTTTTAATTTTTCAAGCTGCTCAGCCGTCAGATCAAAGAGACCAGTAAGCCGGCCACCAATTGCGTCTGGATTCTGACCTATTGACTTGGCAAACTCATCCCACTGATCCCATAATTCCTGACTCATGCTATTTCTAATACGAACACCAATAGAGTGAGAACCAGTAGATGCACCAGAATTAAGCCTTTCTTTCCCTAATAGCTTATAAGACTCAATGCTCTTTTTTGCTATTTCAATAGCTTCCTCTCCGGCTTTAGCGGCTTCGGGACCATAGGACATATCTATGTATTCTTTCTTTTTATCTATCAACTCATCCCATATGTCATTTAACTTATTATATTCTTCCACCATCTCATTATAGTCGGAATAATCGGCCCCACCGATATTAAATTTACCCAGAGTCAATACATTTGCAAAACCGCCCCAAGCTTTCTCTGCTACATGACCTAATGATTTTACAATACCTCCAGCAAACCCTACAACTCCTTTTTCTCCAATTTGATCTATAATACTTAATATAGCCCCAATAATTCCCCCAATTTTACTTCCTGATTCTGCAAAAGCATCAACTAAATTACCAACAATATTCCCTACTTCTGATAAGCTTGCTGATCCATCACTTAATCTAGTCATTGCATCAGCAACTGCATTTATATTAGATATAGCCTTATCCCTAGACTTTTCTGCATTGACCTGAGCATTTAATTGATTCAATTCCGCTGCATTCTTCTTTTCTCTCGCTTTTTCAATTGCTACTTCATCGCCAGATTCCAAGGCTTTATTTAGTTCTGTTTGAGCCTCTGTTACTTTTACAACAGCTTGTTCATATTCTGTAAGAGAATCGCCTAGTCCGCCAAAGAAACCGCTTTTATCTATTAAAGCATTATTTATGTTATCTACCGCTTCTTCAATAACCTTAATTTGATCAGGAGTTGCATTTTTAAATTCAGAAGATTTTTTAAACTCATTCAGTTGTGCTTTCACTTTTGTCAACTGATCTTTAGTTATCTTACTCAGATCTCCAAAAATCACCTGCCAATTTATTGTATTTTTCAGTTTATCAAGATTTAGATTAGATAATGCTTCTTCAAATTCTTTTTGAAGAGAAGCAGCTTCTCCAGCTGTTGCTGATTCTTCTATGGCTTTGTTATATTTACGTGCAATAGCCTCTTTTTTCTGCTGAAATGTACCATATTTTATTATATACTCATTCCAATCCTGTTCTTGCTCACTTATTTGGTCTCTGAATTGACGTTTCTTTATATTTCCTATTATGGAATCAAAAGCAGATGTATCAACTTTCACAGAAGATGCATCAAACGTTTTCTTTTTATAGTTATTAGTCTGCTTTTCCCGCAAACTCTCCTGTTCATCAAAGGCCTTTCGCTGAAGCTCGATCTCTGTTCGGATATAATCTTCCCGCTGACGTTCTAAATCCTGTATTTCCTTCTTGTTGTCCAATTCACGTTGTGCACGAATCTTGGCTTCTCCCTCTGCCATAGCGTCAATACGAGACTGGGTAAGTTGATTCTCCAGATCTTGTTCCTTGCGCTTCCTTTCGGTTGCTTGCTTGTCTAATAGTTCGGAGATTTTCTTTTGTTGGTTTACGATGGAGTTATACTCTTTGGCTGTTTTAGAATCCGAATACTTATCTATTTGTTTTTGCGCTTCCTGTATTTGTTTTGTATATTTATTCCATTCCTTTGAATTTTCTTTAGAAGAGTCTAAAGCAGCGCGGGCATCTTCGGCTTCTTTCTTCTTCCCTTCCCAATATTTTTTATTGTAGACAGTAGGCTTATCAGCATCCTTTTTAGCTTGTTCGTCTGCTTTCTCAAAATCATCTAAAGCTTTAGTATAAATTTCAAGTTCTTTTCTTGCAGCAGATAAATCTTCTTTCAATGCTCCCGTATACCCCCCTCTATTATCAGTTTTAATTATACTGTTTTCCAGACCTTGTATTTTTTGTTGAGACATTACAACCTTAGTCTTTAAACCAATACGTTGCCGCCTTAAAAGTTCATCGGTCTCAAGTTTTATAAGCTCCGCATTTGTTTTTCGTTTTGCAGTTTCCCAATCCATATTTTGGAACACTTCAGGCATTAAACGCTGCAATTGGCGATATGCAATAAAACGTTCTTCTATAGATTTGGATTCATTACTTAAAATATTTGACAGTTCACTCGCTTTATTTTTTAACCCTTCATAATAACCTTCTTGCGCTTCAAGTGCTTCGTTTGTTTTGCGAACAGCTCTTTCTGTTTCAGTCTCTGCTGTGGCAAGTTTATAAATGCCATAAGCCAATCCAGCAATAGCAGCTGCAGCCAATACATACGGATTCTTTAGCATTGATAAATTCAAAGCGTCTTGAGCTTTTTTAGTTAAGACTAACCATCCATAGTGAACAGCTTCTTTGGTTGTCAAAGCTGTAATCCCTGATGCTTGTAAAGCTTGCAAAGAACTAGTAACCATTAGGGCGGTGCGATATGCTCCATAGGTTCCTACGATTTCTAACAGTACTCGTCCCACTTTCTCATAGTTTTCAACTAGATAGGAAACTCCAGATAAAGCATCGTTAATGATACCTTCATTGGCTTTTCCTATTTCATTAAACATTGTAGCAATAGCATCCTCAATATTAGAGATTTGCCCAGTAATTGTCTTTGACTGTTCTTGCATAAGATTGTAGAACATTCCGCCTTCATTAGTAAGTGACATGATAACCTTTTGAACTTCCGGGAAACCAACCTTTCCGGCTTCAACAAGTCCCTTAACTTCATTTTCCGCAACATTAAATTGCTTTGCTAGTTCGCGAATCATAGGTATACCACGGCCAGTGAACTGATTGAGGTCTTGGGTATATAAACGACCTTGGGTCATTGTAGTACCATAAAGATAAACGATATCTCCAAGAGGTTGGGATAAACCGGCAGCAATATTACCCAAACGTATCAAATCGTCATTAACATTTTCTACATTTTCCCCATAAGCAAGGAGTTGTTTAGCTCCATTAGCAACTCCCTGTAAATCAAATGGTGTAGTAGCCGCAGTCTTTACCAGTTGTTGCATAAGAGCATTTGCTTTTTCTTCACTGCCTAACATCGTCTTAAATGCGACTTCCAACTGTTGAAACTCACCGCGAACTTGAGCAATATTTGAAATCAACTCTTTCGCTGTAAATCCTGCTCCAAAAGCAGCAGCAGCTTTAGTCATACGGTTAAATAGATCTTCAATACTTAACCCACTTTGTTCTATTTGTTTAGAAGTGTTTCTTACTCCATTCTCACATTCATGTAATTTGCGTATGAAGTTGGAGTTATCGCCAGTGATATCAAAGTGTAATCCAGCCATAAGTCTTTTCGATAGAAATAGTTCCGTGCAACATTACACGGCAATACAAAGATAACAAAAATGGCGCAGTTAGTGCCACTATTATAAGAAAAACATATTTAATACATTATTTTTTTATCTTTAATTTTGTTTGTATTGTTATATAAAATATATTTGTACAAACGTTATTGTAAAACTGTAAAAATATGGATTTCAAGGATCAAATTTTACAACTGTCAGACCGCATAAAAAAACAAAAAGATAGCATATCTACAGAAGAAGCCACAAAAAATGCTTTCATAATGCCATTGATAGCTTCTTTAGGTTATGACGTCTTTAATCCTTTCGAAGTTGTTCCGGAAATGGACTGTGACTTAATCAAAAAGAAGGGAGAAAAGATTGACTATGCTATAATGAAGGACGAAAACCCGATACTTCTTATAGAGTGTAAGCATTGCAAACAAGACTTGAATCTGCATGACACCCAACTACAAAAATATTTCGTAGCCTCTAAGTCTCGCTTTGGAGTCCTCACCAATGGCATAGAATACCGTTTCTATACCGATTTGGAGAAGGTTAACATTATGGATGAAAGGCCATTCTTAGTTGTAAATATGCTAGATCTGTCTGATGCAGACATAGAACAGCTGAAAAAATTCCACAAATCTTATTACAATGAAAACAATGTACTTAGCACAGCAAATGAATTAAAATACACAACGGAGATAAAGGAAATTTTCAACAAAGAAATACAATCTCCTACATCTGATTTTGTTAGATTCTTTGCAAAACAAATATACACAACCGGGCAAATCACACAAAAGGTAGTTGAAATGTTCACCCCGCTTGTAAAAAAGTCAATGTCTATGGTAATAAATGATATCATAGCTGAAAGGCTTAATACAGCAATGAAAAATGACGAACAGGTTGAAGACACAACTAATATTTCTAGTAATTTACCTAATTCTCCCAAAGAAAATACAGAAAACAAACTACCTGAAGGGATAGTTTATATGGATAAAGAAGCAGGGATTATCACCACACAAGAGGAAATGGATGCTTATAATATCGTGAGAAGCATACTTAGGCGTAGTGTAGACGCTTCACGGATTACATATAAAGACTATAAGACTTATTTCGTTATAAGTTTAGACAACAGTCAATGGTATTGGATATGTCGTATTTCTATTGGAGCAAGAAAGAAGCAAATAGGAATACCAGTAAACAAATACAAAAGCTGCGACTGGATTCAGATTGATAGCATAGATGATATATTCAAATATGCGGATAGACTTGAAGAATCAATTAAAATGGCAATAGAAAAGTTGTAAAAATAAAAACTCAATAATTATGAAGAAGAATATTTTATTATTACTGGCGGTGTTTATTTATTCAATAATGGGATTTGCTCAAGAAAAGAAAGAAGTTATCATTAAAGCTGGTACTGTTGTTCCTTTGGAAGCCATAAGTAATGTTAGAGCCTCTCAAGTACATGAAGGGCAGAATATCGATTTTAAAGTTTCTAGGGATGTTATTGTAGATAAAATAGTAGCTATTCCTGCTGGAACTATAGCTAAGGGAATAGTATATGAAGCAAAAAGATCGTCATGGTTTGGAACTAAAGGAAGATTAGGTATTAAACTACGTTATTTAACTCTTTCATCCGGAGATAATGTAAACTTCTCATCTTCTGAAGTTTATATTACTGGGAAAAATCGTACTCCTCTATCAGTAGTAATCTTTTGTTTCACATGTCTTCCTCTTCCTTGTGGATCTAAAGCTGAAATGAAAATTGGTTATGAGTTTGATGCATCAGTAGCTAACAATACTACAATAACTTTAGAGTAATTATTAAAAAATTGTTCAGTTTTACCTATAAATCACGAGGATTTTTGTATAACCCCCGTGATTTTTTTATCCCTAATTTTTAAAATTGTTCTATTCTTCGTATTTAATCCCATTTCATAGCTTTTATCTTTGCCATGTTTTTCCGATCGTCCGCATTTACAAATGTCCTGTCATTGGAAATACGGGCTTCTTTCTTTTCTTCATCGGTAAGATATACTGAAGTAATAGTATCTGCCATCAACATTTGAAGAAATGAAAAACTAATTTCCCACACAATCTGCTGTGGAGTCATGTTGAGCTTTTCACATGCTGGTAATATCAAAGAACCAAATACGCTTTTACCGCCAAAAGTGATAGAATTACCTTTTTTGTTTTTTATCATTGAGACTTTAGCTAGTTCTTTGCGTTCCCGGTCAATCCCAAAATATTTGATAAACTCATCGGTATTATCTTTAGTAAGCACTATAACAAGAAGCTGAGACATTTCTTCATTTGAAAGATTGTTTCTCAAAAACTGGCATCTACTATTTACAATTCTGCTATTAAATAGTTCTTCTTTCTTGTTGAGCGTATGATATGATAGTAGCTGGCAAACAATATCTTTTTTTTCTTGGCATAATCTTAAAGCCTCCATGTATGGGTTTGATTTTATAATATCAGCATTCATATCAAGGCTTTCAATAAGTCTTGAGAGTAGATACGTTTTGCCTAACGTTATTGGATATAGATAAAAATGTCGCTTATTAACCTGAAAGCCGTATGGCCTTTCCATTATGGTATCAGCAATATTCATTTCTATTATTTTTCGATCTTCAATCATATACTATTACCTTTTAGAAAACAAATTGGCTATCTTCACAGACCACCAATTTCAGATTTGAACAAAAAGACCTAGAGCGGACTGATGGACCTGCACCATCCCCTTCACTCTGGTAGAGCGACGCACGCCTGTGTGTGCTTAATCCGCAAGTGTGCATCTATAAAGCAGATGCACAAAGGTTTAAACTATATCTATTGTAAATTATCCGCCTATGCCGGAATTGGGGGCGACTTCAAACTTGTCTCCATCACCGTCTTCGTCGTCCGGGTCACACTCTATTTTTGTAATAGATGATCCTGTTGTAGGAGTAACAATAATTTTACCCCATTGAACTTGTTTCTTTTCAGCGGCATATTTTAAAGCGTCAAATGTATATGCCCACACACCACCATCTGCACTAGTAAACGTATCTTCAACTGACACTGTTGTCTTTTCCATACAAAATCCAGGAACTTCGGGATCTTCCGGTTGTAGTGCAACAGCATAATTGTGAGCAACTACGCCATCACTGTCGTTGATAGGTCTTTTGCGGCCTTTTGCTGCACGTATGTTGAGTACAAGGGCATAGGTGTTTTTACCATACTTGACATCTTCATTTTCTCCACCTTCAATTTTGGCTTCTTGTTTGTCGCCTTTTGTTGTTGTCAACTGTGTGGAATCTTCCACGGGTGTAGGAAGCTCTTCCCATTTGGGCGAAGAAGCATCCAAGTCTTTTACGAAAATTCGGGGTTTACCCCATCCGATTACTGCCATAGTTCTATATCACTTAATATAGTTAATACTTATTCGTTATTTATCTCAATGTACAATTTGTTATTAATGAAATGTTCTGTATGTCCGTCCTCAAAAGGTGTATTTGTAGGACTGGTTTTTTGGCTACATTTTGATGGGGTTGTGTGGTATTCATCTTTTCGTATGGAGATAAGGAATTTGCATAATTCACACAGCTTACCTACGCGTAGAGTATCTTTTTCCCACGCCTTTGTTTCCGAATTCCATAAATCACGGACATACACATTGACATTAACATAAGCTCTTTGGATTTGGCCACATCCTTCATTGGCAAGTACAGATATAACAATATCCTCTTTGTCTGACTTGTTTGGTCTTCCTCTATCACTTAATTTGCCGGTAACATTCCTTTCAAGGTCTGTGCCCTTAATTTTGTGATAGACAAACTTAGCTATTTCAATGTCTGATTTCATTATTTAGCAATCTGTCTTTTTAGTTTCTCAAGCATCTTGGGAACTTGGTCCATCGCCCACAATTCCGTTGATGCAAGTACGTCCTTATTATCCTTCCTTTCCACATATTCAGCATAGTTCATTCCTGCGACTATAACAAGCACATAGTCATTAGGATACCTCTTTACAAGTTCCTTGGCCAAGTTTTTACCTACACTTACGCCTTCCGAGCCTTGCTTTATCTGATTGAAGTCTGAGTATTGGATAATATTACCGTTATAAGCTATTACATAGCCAACTGAACTTCGCAGGTTACCGGACTGATCATACCAACTTTTATTACCTTCTCTGTCACGTACTCGTGAAACACATTGTTCCCCAAGGTAAGACAAAGCGCGTATTGTTAGCCTTTCAACCCGATTTGCTTCTTTCATAAGAACCTTATGAATTTCATCCAGCTTGGTAGTCATTCTTATGCCCATAATACTAAACCCAAATTTTGCACTGAAGTTGGTAACGATGGAAACCTTTTACTTCAAATTCCCTTTCAATTCCTCCGAGAAGACTTATCTTAACCCTGTCACCAATAGTAAAGGTTTGACAATTGCTTGGAAGACATACCGTATATGAATAGCTTCTTACAACACCATCCTCAAACTCTCTTTCTTCCGCCTTCCCAGAAGGCACGGCATCACAAGGAATTGAGCCTTTCCATTCAGATGAACCTAGATGATAATCACCATTTTCATCTTCATATCCAGAACTAGATACAAGGTACTGCAAACGGTGAGGTTTTCTATTCAATACAGCCATTTCTACGACAAGCAATCACCTACATATACCTTTGGCTTTGGTTCCAATTCTACCGAAGGTTCACCAATGGTATCGTAGATGGAGTTAACATGCAACAGTATTAGTTTCTTATCTTTATCAGACAAAGCCCCGAAGGACTTGTCTGCTTCAGAGAAATTGATAGCCTGAACCAAAGACCAAAGACAATCAGCTAGAGCTCCCTGATATTCGTTGGAATGAGATATGTCATAATTAAACTCATCATCGCCATTGAGATTACGTTTAATCATCACATTCTCTACAAAACCGATAGGGATCGGATAATGTATTTCGTCTATGAGGGCTTGCTGAATTGTCTTCATGACTTACGATGCTTTATGAGATTCAACCGCCTTTTTCAATGCTTCTTCGTCTGCGTCACTCAATCTGTTGACTGCTGCGATTAGCTTATCATCGGAAACGGTGGAAGTCAGGTTCTTGCCTGCAATCTTGTTATATTCCGTCACAAACTCCGGCTTTTTGTAAGTTGCTCCCCAAATTGTAATTTTGACATCAGTGGCATCCTTCTCTTCTTCTGTAGTGTTTACAGTTTGGGCTTCCAGTATATCCAAAGAATAGATTTGGTCTACGTTTTCGATAACCGGCAAACAAATAGCCTGTCCGTTTGTAAATTCCTGTAACGGATCTGTCTTAGAGTAACGGCTGATCAACTTGTATTCATCAACGGTAGTATATTCCACTCCATTAACAGGATTAGTCGCTTCAGCCAAAGTTCCCCATACAAAAGAGCCTACATTATCAGCAGAAGGGAGAAATATCAATTTATTCGCGTTCCACGGTTTATAAGATACCCTTTTACCGTTCTTTTCATAAGTTACTGAACGGTCAATCTTCAGGAATGAGATACCGTTATATTGGTCAGAGAACGCTTCATCAAATAATGTAGAAGTAGGTACAGGCAGCTTAGTCTCATTATCAAAGGTTTGTCCTCGATAATTTGCGGCTAATTCTTTAGCCCATTGAGATTGACGCATTTTGTTATATGTAGATAAAGCCAGCATAATGACCGAAATACTGTTACCGTCATCATTAGCTTTGCTTATAACTCTCTCGATATCATCTCCTGTAACTTCCCCAGTAGTAACAACGCCAAAACTATGACTAGGTAAATAGCCGTATTTAACGCGCAAACCAAGACCGGTGTTCTTATCATCATCATCTTCAACAACAATAACCCCATCAGAAAGCCCAGTAAGGAAATTAGCCTCATTTCTTTCGTCAATACCAACAGAACATGCGGTTCCGTCATCTGTTAAACGAGAGAAAATTCTATTTTTAAGAGATTTTTGCGCTTCTTCCGTAGTGGCATTAGATAAATGCGCTTTCATGATATTGATAGCGTTGATCTGAGTTTCTCTCAAAATTTTCTTAATACCAATTTTCGGCAATACTCCACTAGAACGAGCAATAGAGTCACGTTTCTTTGGAGACAAGGGAGAGTCCATAGCTACCATATCAGCAGCTACATATGTAGTGTTAGCAGATGTGCCTTCCCATTTTTGATCAGGAGAATATACCTTAGTAAGCATCGTTTTGTGAAGATAGGTCAAATTCTGGTTTGTTCCATTGATCTTTTCTTTCACATATAGACTCAATTTAGGCCATATTCTTCTTACAAATTCAATAAATAATGATTCATTCATCTTTCACCTCCTTTTAATCGTGTAAAAAAGTTAGTTGTGGCAATGCCGTTTTTAATGCAGCCTTGATGCTGTCAATAGGATAAGGACTTGCCACGTCATTCACTTCGCCAGCATACATGATACCAACGAATGGTTTGTCGGCAGGCTTGGAACAAACAACAACACCAACATATTCATGATTGCCTGGCAATGATTCGTAGGCTGTACCTGCAGAATTAACAGGCATTGGCTTATAAGTATCATTTTCTGTATCGCGGATAACGATATGTCCGGCTTTGATTACAGACTGCTTAAATCCAGTCATGTCCAACGTCCGACCATTCATAATTCCGCCCAAATAGTTACGAATAACAATCGAATCCATTCCGGTTAGGATTGTTTCTTGTTCGTTGACTAAATCAGCTTTTGCACCCATTTTTAATTTACTTTTGATTAAAGACCTTTAGCCATTGCTATGACCTCTTCATCGGTTAATACTTCATTTTCTTCTTGCTTCTTACTTCCTGCACCTGGAGGATTACCTAAACTAGAAAGCCCTGCATCGGCACGTTCTTGGTTGTAAGATTTCAAATCTTCCTCAACTTCGGAATAGAATTCTTCAAACTCTTCATCATTTTCAAACTTCATTTTATTGAAAGATTTCAATGTACGAGTACCGAATGTGCCAGCATCTTTCAATAAGGATTCAAGTTTTTCTTTACGTGTAGTGGTAACTTTTTCACCTTTCAATGCTGCGATTTCGTCATTCAGTGTTTGTACTGTCTGAACTAAACCTTTAGCCCATTCCGGAGCATCATCATTCTTTCCTCTGTTTTTGGGATTTTTGGTGTTTGAACCAGCTTGACGTCTTTGATTGTTCGAAGCTCCGTCGTCGTCATCGTCATCGTTGTCGTCGTCATCTGTTTCAGGGTGATTTTTCTTCCATTCATCAAGCAAGCGATTGGCTTGTGACTGGCCGAAAGGTAAGTAACGTAGTGCGGAGTCAATCTCTTTGTCAATTTCTGCATTTACGTCTTCATCTGAGGCATCATCTGCGGAAGTAAGGTTATCGGCAATCTTGGCAGCAATACCCTTTAATTCCCTTGAATTGAACCCTAACGCCTTCGCTTTAAGTTTCAATTTTACAAACACTTGTTGTTTTCTGTCCATTGTACAATGTTTTAGTTACTAAAAATAGCCTGCATAGCACGTATGCCAGCAGACTATTCGCTAGAACTTTACTAAACATTAGAGCAATGAGTCTTTACGACAAGTTCTGTGGCGTACGTCTTCATACGCATCTGCTACAAAGGTAGTAAAAGTGACATTTAAAGAGCCATATTCAACGTTAAACTTTCATAATAAACGCACGGCACGAAAGTAGTCTTGTACTCCGTGCCGTGAAACTGAATGTAGTTGTACATCAGCGGTTATTCTTTAAGATATCTATATGCTTTTAGGTATTTGTTTATTCCATTTTCTTTTTCTATCTTTGCCTCATCATCATGGAATTGGGTGGTTGTGGAGACTGCCCTTTTCTTTTTCCCATAGCTTACCTCCTTACTTTCTGGAAGCCTTTGCTAAATACACAACTTCCATCTGTTCACTTTCATCAATGGTATTCACTTTCCCCTGCTTCATCCATGCTTCTATTTCAGTACGATCAAAGTACAGCTGCTTTCCATTAGGTTTATAGTGCGGTATTTGACGATTACAAGTGAGTTTATACAAGTGACTTTTACTAAGTCCGGTCAATAGTGATGTATCTTCTAATGTCAGCACATTTTTTGCCGCCAATAGGGTATAAACTAAAATCTGATTAATTTTATCTTCCATATCTTCCATTTTTGTGACTTTGGAGCTATGTACACTTGCACTTCTGTCTGTTTAACATGGTGCAAAAATCGGAAAGGAAAGAAAGAAAAAACATTTGCTTTTATTGGGATATACATTGGGAAATATATTAGGCAATACATCAAAAAAGGCAGCCTAATCGGTTGCCTCATTAAATATATTACCTATGTCCTTTATCCTTCAGGTGACCGTCACATTGCAAACTTATAAATTTTATAGATGAAATCAAAGGCTAATCATTATTTTTTTCTAAACGGATTGAAATCAGGGTCTTCTCCTTTTTCCGACTCGTAACCGTCTAGAATAGCATTCGTGTTGGCTTCATCCTGCCATCGTTCAAAAACCACGCGATCGGATTCATCTTGCCGTTCGCGTTCTTCGGTTGTCATGGAATCATGCTTAGTGGCGATGCGTTTATCGATTTCTGCCCATCGTTCCTTATCCTTCATAGATTCCTCATGCAGTTTAATGAAATCCTCTTCTTGCATCTCCTCAAAGTTTTCAGTTGTATTCCAGTATTCTACACCTTTGTACTGGAAATGGATAACTCTACCATTTTTACCACTACGTTCTATAACTTTTACACCTTTTATCATTGCTCTATCAATTTAATGCGAATAATGCCATCAAGTTCTCTTGGAAGCCCAGACACCAAGAACTTACTCTGTCTGTCAAACAGAATTTCATGCTGGTTTTCTAATGTAAAGATACCATTAAATTCTGATATTTTACTGATATCCCGTCCGTTTTTACTTTGAATTTCAAAGATAACACGCTTGTAACTTTTGGGCACTCCCATATGAGATATAAATTTTCGTGGAGTATCTTCATATATACTGGAAGACACAAACCCTTTATCAGAAATTACATCACCGATATGGTCTAGAAAGCGCTCTTGCAACTTCTTCATGCTCATGGTTTCACCACGGTACACTATGCCTTCATGCTTAGGTAACTTGGATAAAGCCTGACTTATCAATTTACTTGCTACGTCAACATATTCATCTTCCGTACTGTTGCGGAGTCTACGGTTTATTTCACGGCTGGTAGCACCTTTGTTTGTTTTACCCACCGCCTGCGTATAAGCATTGACAGCCGCTTGTTGCACTTCTGGAATGTGAGGATAGGTTTTATTGTAATATTCTACACGACTCATAGCAAGATTAGTCCTGTGTTTGCGTACAAAAACCTTTTCTGTCTTATTATAGACATCTACCTTAAAATCCTCACGGATATACTTCCCATTGTCGCGGATGAAATAAGGCGAACTGCCCCAGCTTTTGGCACGATGTATGTTATCGTTAATCCACAGCTTGAATTTGTCCGGTACATCCTTGACCTCATTCACGCTCTCGGTGGAAACATCGCTCCGTCCATCCCATTCCCAGAATTCTTCTTCTGTTTTGAGAATAGGAACTTTATAACAACGACAATTACTACCCCAAAAACATTTTCCATTTCTGCGTATATACATGATATGGTTACGTTCAAGTGTCAGGTCATAAACATTTCCATCATACAAAACATATTCTTTATCAAATACTGTTGATGTAGTTGAGTAACATTCACGTATAATGTAGCAGTCATAATTTGATTTTATTTCAACTCCATTTCTTTTATGAGATTTTCCAGCCTTATTTACAGAGAATGATGGTCTTTTACCTGATTTCAATATAAGTTCAGACAAATCTCCTGACATTTGTTTAGAAGTAGTGAAAAACATTCGTTCTTCTTTGTTAGAAGTGAATACATTCCCTCTATTCCCAACAAATGACTTGAATGGTCTTGTATATCCATCGCACAGAACGAAAGCATTCAAGAATATTTCAATCTGCCTTTTGGATGACGATTTTATTTCATTCGGTATATATTTTTCATTGCATACACCAAAACGTTTCAAATATTGGCAAATGTCTGCTGAATAAAAACATACACCGTCATCATATTCAGTTACTTTATACCCAAGTTTTTCTATTAGTGATATGATTTTATTTCTTGCAGGTTCTCCTTTTTTTTGAGATATAATAACTTGACTTTTACGTATTGTGCTACCATCTGATAACCAATATCCCATGAACTCGCAAAACAAATCAAAATCAATGACTGTGCTTCCGATTGTCATACAATCAATATCATCAGACTTATATTCGCAGCCACGATAAAATGCACCCTTCCCTTTTGTATATTCATTCGCTTGGCAGTTCCTAATTCTGCCATCATTCTTATTCAAATAAACCATATTGTGATCAGGCGTGACAAGGCAATCTAATGACTTATTGAAAAAGCGAATCATTTTACCGCTATGTGAATAGCATTGTCTGTCTGTAAATCCAACCCATTCAGGAACTCTTTCGTTTGGATTTAGAGATAATATCAAGTCATCGTCAAGCACATCTTTGAATAACTTCCATCCTCTACTTGTGAGCACTTCACTATCATCTGAGTAGCAATTAGGGTGCCATCCTGTCCACTCAAAATCTTTTGGGTACTTTCCTGCAAGTTGGTCGCAAATGTCATAATACCGTCCCTTAGGAACTCCCTTGCAGTTATGGTTTCCACTCAACTTTATTTCATATCCGACTACGAAATCCATTTGTTTCCATCTTTCATTTTCGGCTGCTCTATAAGACATGTTTATTTCTGAACGGGCTAGACGTATGGAACGATATTCACAATCTTGTATATGTTCAGCACTGCCATATCTGTCTTTGTAATCTTTTTGCAGTAATGGGAAATCAAGAAGATATTTACTTATTTGCTTACTCAACGTAACAGCACTGGTTCCTTTTTGAATAGCGCATGAGATCGCAGCCTCCAGTTCTTCTTTGTAGATCATAGATTGCTGCCAGAGTTTTGCAGATATATTGAATCCTTTATCTTTTCGATTCTGGAATGCTTTCAAAGCATCTGAATTTGTTTGATATAGTATTTTATATTTTTCTTTGTCAACTTGGGCGTTATATGCTTTTAGCACTTTGTTTACTATTAAATCCTGTGCTTCATTACTGTTCTTCCATTCTTCGGTAGTACCACGATAGATAGTTGCATTTATATCCTCTACAAAGTGCTTCTGTATATCGTCAATTTGCTTTTTAGTTTGAGGGTAGTCAGACCATTTAAACGGCTTATCACTATCTGAGAAATAATTAGTTAGTGAAACGGCTTTGGCTGCTTCCAAATTCAGGGTATCATATATCTGCTCAACTAGGGCTACATATTTGTTTAATCTACTGTTGAGTTCTTGGTATTTTTTTTTCTGATTTGGAATCTTTGGCTTTGCCATTATTTTATATACTTTTTCTTATCCTTCTTGGTAGGGTAGAGATGATGTTTTACTATAATCTTACCACAAATAGGACAATCTTGTACGATGTATTCCACTGTAACTACTCTAGTATGCTTTTTCATATTTATTCCTCCGAAATTATATCAGGTGCTGGCATTTCCAATAATCGGATAGCTTTAATTGTTTCCTTTCCCTCCAATATCGCTTTACATAAACGATGGTAGCCATCAGCAATTTGACCTACTTCGTCAAGAATAATAGGATATTCAAGAGAGCATTGATTCACCCGTTTGCATTGAAAAATGAAACTGTGAAGCTGATTGCATTCAAATGGTTCAGCTGTAAGGTCTATATTCCATAGTGGCATATCAAGAACCGGATATTCTTTTGCCTTAGCAAAATCGTAGAGTGTTTGAGCTTTCCATATCTTGTTTCCACGATGATATTCACTTTCAGCAAAAGTTATATTATCTATTGGAACTTTCATACTATTCTTTCTTGATATATACTTTGATTTCACCAGTAACATGTAGCTCATCACCAATTTTTTCAACGGAGTATTCTATTAGTTCCCTTTGGTTGATCGAACTGATAATTGATTGGCGGACTTCATCCTTAACTTCCTTGATTAACTTTTCATCTGATTTCCGATTAGACCAGCCTTCATCAAGTTTTTTCTTTTTCCGGTAATCCTTGATTTCTTTTTTAGTCCGAACAAGGCAGATACCAAGCTTCTTTGCTTCGTAGTTATCAACTTGTTCAATACTACTTAATCTTTCTTGTGGGGTGATCTTCGCTACTAATCTAATAAGCCAGTTTGATATTTTTCTCTTCATGATTTTAAGTTTTAAGTTGGCAACGCAAACATATGCCTACGCCGCCTTTACTTTTCTACAAGTTGGCGGACAGGTTATAAATCTTCATCCTCATAAGACATTTTCGCACTCATGACACCGACTGTGCTTAGTATCTTGATAGAAAGCCCCTTTTGTACATCAAGCTCAAAAATCACATTATCATTGAATTGAGCAGAAGGGTATTGATACAACAGTGCATAATCCATACCTTCCAACTTTGCGTATAAGCTAAGCGTCCCATGTTTCTCTCTGTCTATCTGTATTACACATTTGCCAACAGAAGTAAACTCACAAGAATAACCCTGTTTTTCCTTACTAAATTCTAATACATCTATTTTTACCATAATGATTATATTTTGATTATTATTCCGATTGTTCGAAAATATTGCTTATTCTACTTTGAGAAGCTGCAGCTTCCTCTTTCTGTATCTGCAATAGGGTAGCTTCTGGATCATTAGAACCTGCCTCCCTAATAGTTTGAAGCTGACTCTTAATAGCCTTACCTCCATTTTGTTTAATAAGTCTGTCAGTAGTGGCATCCTCATCCATTTGTATGAAAGGAGTTATAATATGTTCAACTTCTACATTGTCAACTTCACTCGCCCAAGAGACATTCATCATTTTAAGAAAAGCCTTAATAACACTACATTCACGTTCAAAGGCCTCTATCCACGAACCGCTTTCATCGCCAACCTTTAGGTGGGCATCAGTAAGAAGTGTTTGTCTAGCATCAAAGCCAATATTACCAAGTGATTTCATATTATCAAATGAGATGTCCGGCATTTGGGACTGACTCCAAAAGAATTTGATAAGAGTATCAACATGATATTTTAAAGCTTCAATAGCCTGTTCCCATGAAACATATGACACATCTCCTCCATTTTCGACACGAAATACCCTACGGCTTTCTCCCTTGTCTTCTTTTCCTTGAGTTGCACCTGCTACTTTGAGAATAGGAGCACTATTATAGGCTATAACGTCACTATTGCGTGATAAAGTATATTCTATCTCATTACGCAAATACGACAATCCATCGTATATAGGAACAGGACGATAAATATAGACTCCTGGAATTTTCATAATAACAATAGGTTCTACTTTAACTTGTTTCCATCCAGTACCCTGTTGCATCCATTTATAGTGAGTAGTAGCCGTATATGTTTCAAAAAAAATAACTTCTTTATCCTTTATTTTTTTTGAATATTCAAATGACATAGCAACCATATCATCCAACTCATCGAGCAAAGGATACAGTTTAGTTCCATCCATTGGGGAGTAGGTCTTACATTTCAGTTTATATTTGCTTTTAAAGCCATATAAGGTATTCGGGTTCTCAACGGCATACCAGATGGTAAATACTTCACATGAAGCAAAATAATTATTTCCTCTCTTGATATTTTCACTGTCGACGCGAGCATACTTGTAGATATTTTCAATGGCTTTAGCGATCTGCTGTTTGATTTCATTATCCTCAATATTATGATATACTCGTCTTACAGGAATAGAAAACATAAACTCAGTTATTCGCTTAGTGAGGAGCTTCTCCAAACCGATGTATATGCGAGAAGCCTTTTCTACTGTCCCATCAGATTTTATCTTATCCTTACGGATAACAGTATCACTAACTATCGTATGCAATTTCGGTTCGTAATCATTGATAAGTTTGCTCCATGAAGGAACTGCGACTGTTTTTTCTTTCAGATCGTTAATTACTTCATCAGCAGAGCGGGAATTGTCTAAAATAGAAGTTATTTCGTCCATAGGCTGTTCCGTACTTCTTCATACGGTGATTAGTTGAACATATATAAATACTCCCAAAGAAACCGGATAGCACAATACGCACTATCCGGAAACGTGAAGGAGCACGTTAGCATCAAATGCTACGGTGCAAATATAATAAAAGTGACTATAATAATGCCACTTTTAAGTAACTTTATTTTTATCTAATGCTTAGATACCTTTTTCACAAACTCACCACATGCTTTTAAGGCATCAGATAATTGCTTTAAATCATAATCATCTTGTATCTCAATAGTATACTTTGGAAATTTATTACGAATAAGCAATAATCTATCATTTTTATCATCTTGCCGAAACTCAAATACTGGTGTAGGCAAAGCTATCGAATACCAATGGGAAAACATATAGTCGCCTGTTAGCTTCATATAGATGCCGTTTACTCTTTGGCAAAAAACTGCTTGTGTTTCTTTCTTGTTCATAATCTTCTATATTGCGCAGGAATTTTGCCCTGCTGGTTAAACTTATCTTTTATCTATTACCAAATAATGGTCTGCTAAACACTTTACCCACTGTATTCTGTATTTCTTTGAAGCACATCTAAATTCAATGTCTCTTATAGCAGAAAGGATGTCAGACACGTTCTCATTATAATATTTCGCAAGTATAGTTAGTACGTGATAGCTTTCTTGTGGTGTAAAGTGCAAAGAACTTCTATATCTCTTTGCTGTCTCATATACTCTCTTTGAGAATGATTCAATAGTTTCAAAATCTTCTTTTCTATAATTGAAGAGGTCTGTTGCTTTCATTACTCTTGTCTTTTAATTGTTAGTAATATTGGTTTCTTTTAGTATTGTAAAGATACTCATTATCAACGAATTAGCCAAATGTTTACGCAATTATTTTAAGCATAAAACACTCATAATCAAAGATTTAACTTTTGCTATAAACAAAAATGGCGCCGACTTTCACAAGCCAGCGCACATAAGAGCAATGAAAACACAAAAGAAGTGTTTTCGGCTACAAAGGTACTAAAAGAAACACAACTACAAAAAATCTTTGAGCAGCTCTTCATCGCTAATAAAGCTGTAATCCCTAGGATAGAATGTATTTGCTAACGCGTCCATATAGTCAGGGGAACGTTTAATGCGCTTCTTGACATCTTCTTTAGGTTCAATGATAATCTTTCCATTACTAAGAAACTTCCATTTAGTTTCAGTAGCTTCTTCCATCAACTGGTCACATGGTGGCAGAGCAGCTCCAAAACCATTCTTGGGATTAAGCCAATCACGCAAAGCCCAATATAGATATGCTCTCATATTCGCGAACTCATACTCTCCGGTTATGTCATGCAAGCCATCTGCACCTTCAGAGTATTTACATGAAAAAGCGTTTGTAAATTCTTCCTCTAATAATCGTGAATACACACCAGCGCCCTCTCCTATCGTATCAATAAAAGCTTTTGCTCCTTTCTTTTTCAAATAAGGGACTGTCATACCTACTACATGCATGTGATCCGCACGTCCAGAAGATTGATGCACTTTAAATTGAGGAACATAGTTTCCATATCTCGGACAAAGCACACTATTGTCGCGTCCCATACCGGCAACGTCAACTCCTAACTTGCAAGATTTAGCTGGAATGAAACCGTCTGCTTGTAATTCTTGCCAATTCCAGTTTGCTATTTCTATCCATTCATAAGGAATAAGAACATCTTCAGAAACCTTCGGGAACATACCAAGTACCTTGACTCGAAATAAATCGTTAGGTCGGTATAGACTTCCTTCCCAATTGAAATCGCCTTCTCCCTCATTAAAGTCTGTTTGCTGAATGGGAGAGCACCAATTTATTACCTTGTCTTTTACCCATTCATAATCTACTTGACCTGGAATTATAACTTGTTTTTTTACCACATTCTCCGCATTAAGAGAACTAAGCCTAAATTTAGCAAAACGTTCTGATTTCATGGCTCTAGCTGCATATCCAGTAGTAATATTAGGATTAAACACTATGAGCATCCGAGAATTTCCCTGTAAGTTACCTTCTATCGCATTATAAACAATTTCGGATATACCTGATGCCTCTGTGACAACAAACATGGTATTTGCTGCATGAAATCCCGACCATGATTCAGTCGCGTTGTCATCCGCTTTAAATCCTGTCAAAAACCATTCTTCATAATCCGTTCTTATGTCATCAGCAACCAATCTGCCTGGACAACAAAAAGGAAACTTTGCCCTTGCCGCACGAATCAACCTTCTGATTTCAGGAGTCATAATATTTTTCACTTGCCTCCCTGTTGGTGCTGTCATGGCCACCTTGGTATTCCCAACAAGCACACCTTTTTCATTAAATCTAGGAGTAAGATACATAAAACACAACGAAGCACAGGCCGCAACAAAATCTTTTCCACGAGCAGTTCCACTTGCAACAGCAGTCATGGGGTTATGTTGGACAGACTCAATAATAGCTTGCTGCTCACGATCTAATCTTGCGCATAATGCATCACGGACAAATTTATTCCAATCCTTCGACCAGTACGCAATAATTTCACTTATGAGTTTCTTTTTTTCATCCTTTGTCACCATTCTTATATGAACCGGTTAATGATTTTAAAGCATCTACCCAATCATCATTAGTAACATTTACATCTTGTTTATCTTTCCATTCATTTGGTCTACGATTTTTTAACCAAAATATTTGTGCTGTTGTATCTCCCGCGACATGCTTTTTCGTTTTCTTCACCACAGTCGTTTGACCAGATCCATCCTCTCCTATTTTCACCTCAGTTGTAGTTTCCTCAATATCATAGCCAATAGCTCGTTTATATAAAGCACTCTCTACCTTCATGTCGGCTTCGTCTTTACCTTCCTTCAACAAATCTATAACTTCAGGATGTTTCTTTAGTATACTTTTGAACGTAGTAAGTCCTATTCCAAGACGCACACATAAACCTTTATTGTCAGCCCCATTCCTACAGTCTGCTATAATAAGATCTTCCTTCCCTTTTATATATTTATCATAAAGAGAAATCTCCATTTTGGGCCTACCTCTCCCTGCCATATTATACCTCCTCTTCTTTCAGTTCAAGCAAAAAGGCTTTGCAAATATCAATCATACGTGCAAAAGCCACCGTATTACTTTTTATATTAAATTTTTTCTTAACCTCTGTAGCTACCTTAATAAATTCTTCATAGGAGCCGACAACTATCGAACTATTTGCAGATATTTTCTGTTTTTCTAGTTCCGCTAGAACAGCTTTGACATCATTGCTCCTACTTTCAGTAAACAAGAACTTCATTTCGGTAAGCTCTATATCCCCATCATTAATAGAGACCGTGGGAATCTTATCCGTATCAATAAATTGAATGCCGTTAAGACCAGAAAACTCTCTTGCTTCAATAGTGCGCATCTCGCTATAAATTTCCTTAAGCATCTGAGCATCATCTTTGCCTACTAAAGCATTATGACTAAGCACATAGGCAATCTGCTTGTCTTTATCAACCTCTTCAATATACAAGATTAAAATATATTCCAACTTAGCTTTAATGGCAGCTTTTAAGCGATGATTTCCCGACAAAATGAGATATTTACCGTCATTTCGTTTCATCGCAAACGGGAGCTGAGATAAAAAACCGTCTTCAGCCACATTTGCTGTTAGTCTATCTAGTGTGCTTTTTTCCATATAGTGAGCATTCTTCTCCAACGGAACACAATCGTTTATAGGGCTTACATATGCTAACTTATATGGAGCAATCAACTTGTTTACATCATCCAGTTTCCCCTGAATAAGATGAACATCTTTCACTTCTTGTATTTTTTCAACCATAATCTATATAAATCCTTTAATGAATCATCTAAAAAATTAGCAGAATATATTAGCTTGCCTTCATCTCGGCGTTCTAAATCAAATACTCCTCTATATTTCATTGAAATTGGGCTTGTTGTGTACACCGTGGTCTTCACTCCATCGTAGTAGTTAGCCATTTTTCGGGCAATCAGCATTCTTACATTATGAGACTTAACAAGCATGATCAATAATTTACTCAATCTCTGAGTATTTGAGTTTACAACAAAATCGCTTTGCATAAAAATCTGCTCAAGAGTAGAAAGTTTTTTGCTAAAAGAAGAAAAACCGAACGCTTTTCCATCAGCCATGAATACCAATCCCAAATCCCCACCAGTTGTATAGTTAACCTTATTTGCCATGTAAAATGCTTTATAGTAGTTCACATCACTAACTGGGCATATCTTTGCTGATATTTCTGTACTATCTGTAAATTCATAATCCATAGGCAAAATATGAATACATGATGGCTTTATATTTTTATCGCGTTCAATGTAATAATGCTTATCCCGCTTTACACTAGAATAAGTGTATATCGGATTCTTACCAGGCCCCAAGTTTATCTTACCAACAAGGAAGTCGTTTATTTCCTGGAAATATCTATCAGAATAGATGATGTTTTCATCATTCTCAAGAAGACATTTAAACATCACCCCACCTTCTTTGGGGTCAAATACATTATAGGGAGCATGAGCATATCTAAAACTATCTTCTACATAGCTAAACATCTTCTCATATCCTCCTTTATAAGTGGGAGGAAAAGCAATACCTATCCCCTTACCTTTTTTACTTTTTAGGAAGTCAAAAAAATCGCCATAAAAGAAACTGCTTATATTAAAATTCAAAGCACCCTTTTCTAATTTCGATATGGTATTGTGATAATAAATGTCAGCCTGCTCTATAAACGAATTGAACATTTCCTCCTGATAATCATTCTTTCTTTGATGAAAGCCTGATACTCTCATGGCAAACATTACCTGAACAAGATTTTTATATCTTGTATCTTTCCAAGTATCAAAAACCAGACGTAATTCAGGATTTACAACTTCAATATCTGTATTTGTGTCAAGCAGCAGATCAGAAATTAGCTTAGAATATAGGCTTACATCATTGGAATGTACAGTATATCCCATGTTGGACATAATTTTGTCGGTCGTGAAATTACCGGAACATCCGATAAAAACATCTTTCTTTTCTACGCCTTTCATTATATCTTGAAGGAGCAGTTTTACTTCAGGTGGTGTCGTTCCTTGGAACATATCAGTATATTTTACAAGTTATGTATGACTTCATACACTAATTTAGATTTAATGCCCTCCTGGCGTATTCCAGGAAGGCTTAAATACAAAATCAACCATTTCTTCAGCTACTTGCAAGAACACTTATACAGTATATTCGGCTTCTTTTCAGTCGTGTCAGATGGCTATTTCCATCACCCCCATAAACTGCACAAGTTTTTATGTTCTTGTTTTTGCTTATCGCTACTATAAGGGTTGAGGACGGACGGGATTTGAACCCGAACTATAAAGGTTAACCGGTATTTATAGCAGACCACACCGCCCATGTGCTGTTTTATTTGTGGTATTAAAAACAGCAAAAACTAACCACGCTCATTTCAATGTTTTTATTGAAGGAATCCGAAAATAGAGCGAAAAACAACGTTCCCCATTGAGAGATAAGCAGGAGTCGAACCTGCACAAGTATCGTCTTCTTTCTCGCTTTCGTCCGTAGATTGGCTATCCTACGATCTTTAAACTACTCAACCTGTTACTAACAGCACCGGTCTTGATGACATCCATTCTTATGTACACTTAGAATTTCCGTTCATTTAGTCTTAGCTCCCTATGACCATTTTATCCCTACGTGGTGGTAGCAGGACTCGAACCTGCACCTTCCGTCCAAGAAGTCTTATCGGAATGAAGTTATCTCAATTAAGGATAATCCTATTTAACCGATTTATGAAGCGTCTTCCAATTTCGCCATACCACCAAATTTGCGTGTCTTTCCACGCTGTCAGATTGCACAGACCCAGCTAAAGAAAGGAATCGAACCTTTCTGCCATTTACCATAATCTCAATCACCGAGCCGACTTGAACGGCATTTGAGCGGAAACAGGGAATCGAACCCCACTCTTTGGCTGGAATGCCAACGCTCTGCCGATGAGCTATTTCCGCAAATGCTTGTCTCTTCCAAGCTGCCAATGGTTTCCGTTTTCAATTGACGTGTGTATCCATAACCATAAAAAGCCTCACACATATCTTTAGAACAAACTTGCTTGTTCATACTTAGGTTCTTTCTTTTCAACAACTCCAAACTCTTTGATTTCAATGCCAGTCTTTTCGGTAAGCCATTTTGCAAGTATGTGGCGATGGCAGAAATCACCTGGTTTCTCATAGCAGCATAGAGCAACATCTTGGCCATCACTTAATGTCTTTATTTGCTCCACCACCTTCTTCGCATCTTGACTTTCAAGAATATTGTTGTATAATCTAAGATACTCATCATGGGAACATGCGGCACTTATCATATACCTTGTTGGAGCCACATTAACCATTTGTGGTACTCCACTAATAAATCTTGGCCTTCCAATAGCTACGCAAATAATTTTAATTCCTGCTTCTTTTAATTTTCGGCTATTACCGAAATAACTTGTGTAAATTTTCATTGCTCTTTTTTTATTTTATGATGTAAAAATACAAAAAATGACGCATTTAATGTCATTTTTAGTACTAAAAATATCTAATTCGATGATTTTATTGTCTCAACCTTGTTACATTCATCATATGGTCTGTCTCGTGCCCCATGTTGAAGGTATTACCAAGGTAGTACTTGTGAGTTCTTGCTCTGATAGGTTAAAGGAGTAACAAACCAATCTTTATTGCCTTATCCATCCTTTAAATACACTTTTACAATTGTTTTCATTGCTTTTAATGCTAAAAATGTGGATCAATATAATGACTTTGGTAATGAAGCATAAGCAAAACACCACCCTTGTACGCTTGCCCATCTGCCACCCAACATCCATTTCTTCTTTTAGTGAACACCTTTGCTCCACCTTCAAGTTCTGGCAAAATCCTATAATCACCAGCATAGTAGTCGATACATTCCGTTTGGTTAAATGTAACCTCAATCTTGCATGGAGAAATAACTTTGGTAACAGTAGCCGCTCTCCTATCAGAATAGTAACATATAGTACACCCTAACCCGACTTCAGGAATTAAATTTCTGATGGCTTCCGTCTGTTGCCTGTCCCTCTCTTCTCTCCATTCGGAATACTTAACCCCATCTGGACATTTTCTGTTTTCGATTTCTCTAAGGATAGCAAAACTTTCTTTGCTTGTTACTTTCTTCGATATTTTCATTGCTCTTGTCTTTTAATTATTAGTAATATTGGTTTCTTTTAGTATTGTAAAGATACTCATTTTCAGGTGTTTAATCAAAATAAAACAATCTAAAACTCCTTTCTTAAACTTAGTTTAACTTATTATTAACCAGGCACTTAGTCTATCAATTTAAATTCATAAGCCCATACGAACGGATTGCATTCCCAAGTGCCTTTGCCTGAGACTTTATCTATCAGGGCAGAAAAGGCTTCACGAGGATTAGAAAATGGATACTGACCTATATATCCGATATTTGAAGGAAATCCATATTGTATCCCTTTCAAATGTTCCTCAATTCCTTCTTTCATGTAATCTTCATCGCTAATGTCCTGTAGGCGTTCAACCTTGATCCCGGTGATTTCGATATGGCGGGGCATTAGGTCGGCTTTCACAAACATTTTATTAGTCCAACCGGGAGTATTCATTAAATCATCTCTAAGACTTTTCCATTTTATTATATCGTGAATATCAACCAAATCTAATTCATCTATTATCTGCCCATGTATGCTTGTTTTTCTACGTAACGCAGCATAATAATAATTGTCAATATCTTGATAGCTTTGCGCAATGGCAACAACTTCTCCAAGTTCATATTTCGGCAATATCTCGCCCATATCAAATTCCCTTTCATCTGCATCGTACATACAAGGAAAGCCAACTATCTTTTTATCAGAAGGACTTCTGTGTATATTGAATCCTGCGACCCATTCTCCCCTAAAAGTTCTTGGACATTTGATTATTCTTCTCGTCATAGTCTTTCGACCTTCCAATACGGCTTGGGTTAAGCTAAATTTATCATTGAACATTATTTTCTTCATGATTATTCCTTCCTATTATTGCTTTCGTTTTTACTTTGATTATTTCGATTATACTTCACATCTTCCCAAGCAGTCACTATTGACCAGAATAGATTTAATGCTGTCACAATTACAAGAATTCCTGTCAACCATTCTATTCCCAGATGGTAAGATATCAAACAAGATATAAATGACAGCCAAAATGTTATCTCTTCAAATTGATAGTCTTTCATTTTATCATCCTTCCTCTTCTAAATAATAACTCATTTTCATATACTCTTCATAAGTTATTTCCTTCCAAAAAGTAACTATACATCGTTCTTTATAGTTTTTCAGAAGTAACTTATGTATTTCTGCCAGGCTGAAACAGCCGTTATTTTCACAACGAATTCCAGATCCAAATCTACCCTTGCAACGAAAGGCATAATAGTAGTACTTTTCCATTTTATTTCTCCTTGATTAATTCCGGGTGATCGTAGATGTTGCCTTTAATTTCAAATTCACATTTTAGCTTATTTGAATATTCATCCATCCAATCGTCTGGCATGACAAATGGTGTGCGTGAATTAGGACCAAATTTATTATGCTCAACACAGAAAAGAGCAATGTTTTTATCAAATACGACATTGCCAATAAATCCGAAATTGGGATTTTTAGGGGTAATACGTTCTACAATGTCTCCTTCATAGATCTCCTTTCCGTTCTTGTCATACAAGCCGGTGAACTGTCCTATGGTTTCAGTACAAACCTCATACATACCGATGCTTTTCCCTATGTCGATATCATTTAAGGGTGGAATGACGGCATATCTATCCTTTTCGATCTTAACAAGAAAGCCATACAGCCATTCTTCATCGTATATGCTTTTGCCTCTGAATTTTATTGTACGATTCATTTTATACCTCCATTATTTTTAACGCTTTCTGTATTCCAGCTTCTAATGCTTCTTCGTAAGTATCCCACTGACCGCCATCGTTAGGACCGTCGAATATACCGGCAGCTATAAAAGTTCCATTATCAGCCTTGCATATATCATATCCATAACCGCAAGCGTTTCTAATGATGGAAATATGTAGGTTCTTGGTTTCACGTAGCCACTTTTGAGCAACAGACTGAGTAGGGAAATGATAACAACTGAATCCTTTCTCTGTCAGCGACTTTAAAGTATCCAATGTTACAAATTTTTCATCCATAATTATTTCTGCTTTTTAAGTTCTTTCAATACTTTCTTCGCTATCTCATAACCATTCAATTGCCAATTGGTATAAACATCATCTGTGTGTTCATCGTAATGGTTGGCGTATACGTATTCCTTCAAGTTTTCACGAAAGGATTTACCGTCTAAACCTTCATCATCACAATCATCGTACATTCTCAATTCATGAGCTACCTCCTCACATTCTCGATGTGTAACAAAGTCATATACGATCCTGTCATAGACATTTGTCTGACGAACATACCTTTGTCCCGGCTGTATCTTGCAACCACAAAACTCACACACATGTTCTTTTCTTGCTGTTGGGTAAGTTTCTTTTAGTATTGTTGGCATAGTTATTTATCATCTTTAGTTATCTCCTTATATAAATTCCATAATTCCTGTTCGGTATAATCTTCACAAGAAATATCAAGTCTCCACGTCCATCTATCATCAAATCCACCTGTATAATATCCAAGTCCCATTCTACTTATTTTATTAAGTAGTTTTAAAGGTGGTGTAGTACCACCGAGCAAGTTGCACAAATCTTCTTTATTAAGTTCTACTATCATAGTTATTTCTCTTTCTTTAATTCTTCACAATGCAACTTATAAGCATAGGCAAACATCTTCAAAGTAACAGGCTCAAAGTGAAAATCTGCTTGTTTACCTTCTACTACAACAGAAACACATAAATCTCCATCACAAAAATCAATATATGCCATAGCATTGTCATTCCCTTTGATAGAAAAGGTTTGTGTCTGTATACTATCCATGATTCACCTCCTTTTCTAATATTCGTTGCAATGGATCAAAACTCTCATTTACTTGTTGTATTCCATCTATAGCATCTCTTATATTGGCACATTGCAAACTACTTAAAGCATTTGTCATTCTAAACGCAGGATTTACCATACAAATACCAGTAAGAGCATCAATCAACTGTTCTTTGCTTAGTTGTTTTAACTGATCCTTAATTGTATTTCGCATTTCTTCTTCACTCATTGCTATTCCTTTCCTTTAAAGTGTTCTATTAGCTCTTCTACAGTAGCCTTATGGAAATTACCTGAAATGATTGTTGCATTCATCCAGTTTATATCCCAAAAGAACATACTGCCTTTTGGTTCTATGAAATAATGGTCGTTACCCACAGTATCATCATAAGAAACACTAAGCAGTGAATCTGCTATGAACCATTGATTTTTGTTTGTATCATCCCTCAATGCGGCAATGGCAAGGAATAAATCCTCGTTGGCTCCGCAGTCAATACGTCCGGCACAGTCGTAAGTACTGTGAGGATCTTTATTATCAAATTGTTCGGAGCGAATAGAGTGATAATGTCCTAAATTCGAAGTAGTAGATAAGCATTCTCCATCTTCGATAAATAATAAAGGTTTATATCCCAACGCTTCCAACCTCTTCCGAAGCTCCGGTGTATTTTTGCGTATAAACGCTGGTGTTGTAAATCCCATAATTATTCGTTTTTTTAGTTGTATTGAGGGTTAATACTTCTTCCCGTGCATCTTCTCACGAAGTTGGTTATACTTCATTTTCTGCTCGATGTGCCAAAGCAGGTCTATATCTAAGTGCTTGGCAAGCCCGAAGATTGATAGTATCATATCATTCACGGCTGTAAGAAAATCATATATTCCGTCATACCTGACAGGAAGGGTAGAGATGGAATAGATTGATTCGGTAAAAGTTTCGCCTTTACAGGCTTCTGCCATATCTTCAATACAGTCATCAATATCTCCGTTGGCAAGTTCAAGGCTTATTCCTCGAAGTCCTGCAAGGTCAAGCAAGCGGATTACAGCATCGGCTAGCTCTTCCTCAATTGAGCCTTTTATAGTTTCATTGTATGCGACTTCGTAACCACGCTCTTTGGGAATGTCTGGGTCTAACCCTTGACAAATGCGGCTGTTAGCAATCTTCTTATTATACCGATCAACATTGGCTCGTTTACCTTTTCTATCAGCTTCCACAGCTTCCATGAGTTCGGATATTACAAGGCAAAAACAATGCTCGTTACTCAATTCCTGATCATGGAAGCCGTGTTCACAAGCGGTTTTATATGCACCATCACGAAGGGCGTTCAAATCTATTTTACTCATATCTATCTTGATTTGAGGATAACTGTAATGGTTCTAAATCACATTCCGGTGCCCATCCTAACGACTTCTTGCCGTCCCAGACATTGTATAGCCATTCGTCAACGTAACCTTTTTGCGGGCTAAAATTAGAATGATGAACATTGATGATTTCCACTTCGTTACCAATCATTGATGTATCTGGGTAATTGGCAATCTTTACTTTTTCTCCAATTTGAAATCTTGCTTCCATTATTTTCTTTTTTTAGGTGGCATGTAAATTGGTGATGCTTTCTCTTTATTGTTTTTATTTATGCCGTTCATTTGATTAACCGTCTTTTGGTTAAAGGTGGTAGAACTGGCAAGACCTTTGATATTCTTTCCCATATTTAGCTCCTTTCTAATTTGATTTGAGGTAAGGCAGCCACAAAAGACCGCCTTACTGCTGATGTTACAACCTCGCTAATCTTTCTTTTAGGCACTCGTTATAAGTGTACATAGCACCTGCCTGAATGATTAACAGTGATTTTTGTACAGGATCAATTTCATTGGCTTTTTCACTTTGATTAAAGTCATTCAACTTGTTAAGCTTTTCTTCCAATTGTGCCTGCTCTTCAACCAGGCGTGATTTAAAATCGCTCATAATGAATTGTGGATTTTACAAAGCCCATCCAAGGCTATTTGGTTCCTTTTTAATCACGTTATACTCCAATTATCTCATCATTGATACGAAATATGCTATCACTCACAAAATCGTATATCTTATACATAAGTTCCGGTTCTTCCTTTTTCGGAGAATAAACCATCACCTTTTTACCTGCACCTTTCATCCAGCCAGCTTCCGTATTAGCTGACCGACCACAAGGAAGAACCATAACACAGACATCCGCCCACTTCATGCCGTTAAAATCTGAATCAAATCCTTTTTGTGCAATCGGATGATTAAGAGCTTCACGATATTGTTCTGTTGTCCAGTTCTGCCAGTTAGGATCTATATCAGACCATTGGAAGCCACCATTACCATGAGGGGGATTCTTAAAATCGTAAACCTCATGTCCTAAATCACGGAGAATATCTACAACGTCCTGTTGAAATACATTTCTCCAACTACTTGCTACATAAATTTTTGCCATATTATTTTAAATTGTTACTTTTGGATGTCGTTTGCACGGTGCAAGCGACTTAATTTTATTTTTATGAAAAACATAATTTTAAAAGGACTCCTATAGCTTTACTACCGTGGGGCTATATGGATGTCCAAAATCAATTAGACGGTAGGATGGGAAGCATTTTTCAATCTCGTAAGTGACAGTTATTAGTTAATTGAATACGTGACAGAGTGTGTACCCATCTAAAATAAACAGGAGGCGGCTTTGCAACCCGCCTTTTGCTTTTATTCATTACTAAATTGTTTTACCTTATTCTATTTAAAATCTCTTTCTGTATAACCTCTTTCGCATTAAAATGAAAAAGTCCCTTTTTCAAACGTCTAACATCCTGCATCGGCATTTCATTGATGTAGAAGTAAAAGGATTCATACGGATCACTGAAATTCTTAGCAAGAGCATTGTTAGGTTTATTATTCATATATCGTTCAATGGCGACAATCATTCTTCGGGCATAACCAGGAAACATCTTAAATTCTGCCTGCATCTGCTTGCAACCGGCAAGGGGACAACCAATACAGCCATGACGGGAAAGATTATAGGGCTCATCGTAATACTTGGAATATGGAAGACCATTTTTACGAATGTAGTTCCATACATCGGCTTCTGACCAGTTAAGGATCGGGAGAATATGCTTCGCACCTTTCATCCATCTGCGTGCATCACATTGCTCCGGTTCATACGACGCCCTCGATTGGCTTTCTTCTGCCCTCATTCCCTCTATTGTACGCTGACCGATACCGTATTGCTCCTTCAACTTTTCACAGCAAAAACGCCTCATTCTGCCGGGTAATCCTTTATTTTCAACCAACTGAAAAAATGATTTCTTTGGGTGAAGTATCTGAACCTGTGAATAGTTCTTCTTTATGAAACTGATTGTACCAGGTGGATCAACTGTCGTATTTGCGTAAGAAGCATTATACTTTATACCGGAACGCTCTGCAAGGTCAAGAATTACAACACTATCTTTGCCGCCAGAAAAGCCTAAACACATCGGATCGTCGCGTTCCATGCTGCGAAGAAAGTCGATTGCTTGCTGCTCCTTTTTATTCATTTCTCTATTGTTTTGAGCCTATTTAGGCTACATCGTTAATACTAATTTCTCCTTTCAAAACTCGCTTTACCTGTCTGTCGATTATCTCTTGAAATTCAATTTGGCAGATAAGCGAGCAATCCGGTATAATCTCTTCTACTGGGTCGCCCCGCCACGTTGGCAGTTCGTCAAGGAAGATGCGCCCGTCTTTATCCTTTAGACACGTTGCGCCTACATCACGTTCAATCTTTGCTATCTCATTGAATACATCCGGGAAATCCTTCCGTATCTTGTTCCAGTATCCCATACCACCTTTCACGCAACCGATGCAGTTGTTGTTATTGTAACCCATCTTGTACATGGCAGGTATGTCAATACCGGCTTTCCAAAGCATTCCCATTGCATCAGATTTCGTTATCTGCTTTTCAATAAGCGGGAATAGTGGCTTTGTGTCCGGGTACTGCTGCTTTAATCGGATAGCCCGGTTAATCTCTTTCGGGTCATAATCGAAACCCCAAACTTGACCGTCCCAGTGCTGCAATTCTTTTTCCAACTTGTAGCGGACTTTCTTTTTCAGTTCAAGAGTACAGGCGGCACCATGCGCGCCGTTGATATACCCCTTTCGCAACACATCAGACACACAGGTGTACTTGTCGCTTCGGATAATGTGGATAGATTGATTGTACCACTTTTCACAATCTGCCAAGAATCTAGTGTTATCGGGATGACCGAAACCAGTTTCAATATAGTAGATATGCACATCATCGTATAGGCTTAATGCTATCTTACAAGCCACTGCGGATGTAGCACCGCAACTGAACCATGCTATTATCATTGGTTTATTGTTTTTTTGATTAGTTTTACGCAAATCCTTGATAATTCTTCAAGAACTTGCAAGGTTTAATTAATATTATCCATCAGGTGGTTTGCTATCGCATATACCACCAGGTAAAATAAGATGTTCATTCCGAGGAGAAGGAGGATGTTTAGGAGTATTCTCATAACTAATCCAGCTTCTCGTTACTTTCGAAAATATGAGCAAACGTACTTTTTTCATCTGATAGATCGAGTCCAAGTTGTGAAGGGTGACGTTTGATGTAATTATAAAATGCGAACATCTTCTTGTCATCGTCACCACAACGGTCTACCAATAGTCTGATGAAAGCCAGAAGACAATCGGAGTCGTTTCCGAAGTTTTCTTGTGTGGAGAATTGGGTTTTATCCACATCTTGTTTCAATTTCCGGATTGCGGCTATTGCTGTGTTGAAATTGCGTTTCGCATCGTGACGTAGCTCATAGCCTTGCTTTCCCATTTCGCTTCTCAAATCATAGAGAAGGGTTTCTACGACATCTGTCAACACGTATGCTAGGTTGAGAGTCGTATTAAGATTTGTTGTTCCTACTAACATAGTTAATTATGCATTTTTCAATTCCACTTATGCGCCATGACTTATGAAATGGCTGCTTTGCTTTTGTATATAACTTGCACCGTTTACATATTGGTTTCAGGTATCTTCCCTGATAATGAATACCGTTACAAATTACTGGATAACCTTGGATCATCATCTGTTCGGTTATTGGTTTTGTGATTTAGTAGGTAGATAACAGGCATAAGAATAGATTGAGTAAGCCTGTTGAGTACCACTTCTTTTTCTGTTAATTTTCTAATTGTTTTCATTGATCTTATGTTTTTATATGTTTCTGATTTACAGGTATAAAGTTACTTGTTTTTTAACTTGTAAACAAACGTTACTTTCCTTATCTGTAGGGCTTTAGATTAATTTAACTTGTTGTATATCAACTACTTCCTTCTACTATTTCCTGTAAGGGGTATCATATTGAAACTCTTGAATCGGTCAACAAGTCGATCAGCAAAACGCTTTTTAAATTCTTCTGCATCAAGATTACTTGTTATGTGATACATCTTGCCAAATTGCTGGTAAATCTCATATCTTGCATACAAAAATTCATCTATCACACTGTTAAGACTAGTGCCATAGCTTTTCTGATTCTCCGTTTCCAACCCAATATCGTTCAAGCAGATATTAAACGGTTCCGGTTTAAATCCTTTCGATTGTCCTTCATTGAACGTATGTCGGTCGATATGACCATTCATCTTGTAATAGTTCATCATTTGAGTAACCGATAGATTTTCAAAAGTATTCGGGTTATGAGTCAATCGTAGATAATCAGAAAAAATCTGCATCAGCATCGTTTTACCAGTACCTGGTTCTCCGACAAGTAGCAGGTTTTTATGAATTTTATAATCTTCATCCGGAAAAACCTGTTCTGCATACCGGCATCCATTGAAGTAGTAAAGCAGAAAAGACAACACTTTCGAGTTGTTTTCGTCTACTTCAAACTCTCTGAATTCACGCCCCATATAGTTATTCCCGATATACCTGATAAAATCACGATGGGCATAAAACTCATTGGGATTAGTCAGGTCATATTCAAAATCTTGAAGAATAGTCTTTCTGTGGCGCTCTATCAGATTCCCGATCTGCTCCTTTTTCAGCTTTGCTGCAAACGAATTTCTCTGTTGAATCTGTTGTAGTTGTTCCGATAATTTCTTTTCCAGAATTTCCATTTTTTGCCTTAGAAACGATTTCGTTATACTTCGAGTTAATATTAGCTACGCTAAAGTTATCCAGTAACCAACTATCCTTGACGGACGTCAGGAATACTTGAAGAGCGTACAACACAGAGGCATCATCAACGGGCATCTGTCTTTGTTCCCGTGAAAATGTTAGCTTACGAAGCAACTGGGACATATTGCCGGCATCTTTGGCAGTCCAGTAATATTCTTCGCCAAAAGTGTTCCTGAAATGACCTTCAAAAGCCTTTCGAGCGTTAGCATTTAGGCTATTAGCCCGTTTAGGCTTTGCAGGTTTGCTTTGGGATCTCTGTTTTTCAAGTTCTTTGATCTTAGCTAAAGCCTCATTCAAAGCATGATCTTTTTCAGAAATAACTTTTTCTAAATCCTCAACCCCCTTGGGGGGTGTGGGGGGAATAATAATATTCTCTTTACTTTCCTTTACTTTTCTTTCCTTTGTGATGTTTTTGCGCACATTAATATCGGCATTAAAAGAGTTATTGCATACATTTACTCCGTTATTGCAAACATTAACTGTATCGCTCGATAAATCTCCATCGTCGGAAGAAAAAACTTCCTTGTTTTCGCAACCGCTAATTTCGATTAATAGGTATCTAAAATCATCAACAGATTTACGCCTTTTAGATATTTTGAAATATCGTTTCTGAATGCCTACACTAGTAAGAACTCCCATCGAATCAAACAGGGATTTATCAAAGAAGCCCCATAAGACTAAACGGTTCAAAATACTGTCAAATAATTCAGAAGACACTCCGGGAAGATTTTTAAGAAGTTTGAATTTGAACAAATCACTCCACAGTATGAAATATCCATTTCGGTATATCGCACAAAGCAGTTTGATTGCAACAATTTCTCCTTTAATCCCGAATTCCCCGGATATGGCTACAATCTTTTCGTCATCGAAAAAATCTATATCTAAAGGAAAGTAATCCAATCCTGTTTTATTAGGTCTTGCCATGATTAGCCCTCCATTTTAGAAAATCATCAACGGACTTATCACGCTTTTGCCTATTGCATTTTTGGCAGGCAGTAGTCAGATTGTTCAAGCTATCACTTCCACCTTTAGAGAAAGGGAATATATGATCAACCTCTAATTTGCCACCTACTTTACCGCAATACTGGCATGTGTAATTATCTCTTTTAAATACAGCTCTTGAAATTCTTATCCATTCTTTTACGTTGATATTAAACATCCTCCTATATTCAGAATCCAACTTATATTTAGGGATTTTTATAGCGCTACCCAATAAATTCAACTTTGATGTTAGGAAATTATTACCAACATAATCTGTCAACTTAATCCATCGTTTCTGAATTCCTTTAGATGTTAAAATCTTCTCCTTATCATATAATTCTTTGGATAATAACCCTAGTGCCATACAGCATTTAATGACCTCAAGTATATACGACTCTTCAAACCCGGTTTGTTCCGATATAATGAAAGCCAACTCTTCATACCACCTCACGTAGTACCCACTTTTGTAGATAAGACATAGCAGGAGAGCATATACAGTTATAGCCTTGCCACTCTGGTACTTGATTAGTTTCCTTATCTTTATGTCTTGAAAGAAATTTATATCAAAAGGGAAATAGTCCAGCCCAACTTCTTTATTTCGAGCCATATTAAGTATTCATATATTAAAAACAGCGGCTTTCAAGTTTCTATACCTTTGATGTGGGATTAAGGTATGTACTCCAAGAAAGCCTGTTTAATATCTTGTTTATCATCAAATCCCACTAAGATGATTAATTATTTTCACGGTGTAAATCTACAAATAAATGACATTACTAATGCCACTTTTATCGGTTATTTTTCCGTGATTAACTTTTTTTTTCTAATATCCAGTCTTATTTAGTCGTAAAGCTTCCTTTTCATAACTCAATAGGGTGCGTAATGCGTCTAACTGATGCGTTGCTGAAGCGTTAAGTCGATCTAGTCGATCAACTAAGAATGATTCGTTTTCTGCAATACTATCAAGTAGGGCATTTTGCACTTTTGCAGACAAGCAGTTTTCCTGCGCTATCTTAATAATGGTGTTTTGTATTTCATCCGATTTTCTTTTGCGAAGCATTCTTTTAGCATCTGCAAGCATTTCACCGGTTCTTACTACATATACCATAGTAGCCGCAATCCTTTCCTGTATTTCTACAGGATTGTTTTGGCATGTAATATTCAAGAATCCACTTATTTCTTCCATTTCTTGTATGATGGGGGTTAGGGGACAGTCGTCTATATTGCACGCACCTGTACCATCATTTTTAGGGCAGTATTTACAGTTTATTTCCATGATGATGTAATATTAATCTTTAGGTGAAAATTCATATTTGATCTCTTTATCATCAAGTATGTATTTCTTGAATAACTCATTTGCATCTGTTCCGTTATGTTCCAAATATAAGATGTAAGTATAAAAAAGAGCAGCTGCGCTTCCTTCTGTCAAATACATATTCGTTTGGGTAGCACGTCCGGAACTTTGAGGATTTTCTACCGATAACAGGTAGGCATCTTCGTCTGTATGTGCAACAGTAACAAGACGGTGATCTGCAAATTCGCACCGAACCATATCTGTGATTCCAATTTTTCTTAACGGGCCATCCCCATATCCGAGGGTGACTTCGCCAATATTCTTTTTTTCTTCCATAAGAGGTGCTATGCTTTTATAGAGTCGTTAATGTATGATACCAACATTTCTCCCAATGGATGAAAACGCTTCAGTCCGCTAAAAACAAGCCCCGCACTCATGCCGCTGTGACCTTGCTTGGAGAACAAAGACCGACACCTCTCAAATCTTTCCAGTTCTTTTTTAGAGGTATCATTCAGAATCTCAATAAACGCTAACCAACAATCAAGCTCCATGCCATGATAGAGATCATTCAACCTGATAGGGACAATTTCATCCCAGTATTTCAAATGTTCTTCCGGAATAATACCCCTTGCACGTTTTCTGTAATCTTCGGTTAATTGCGGGATCTTAGCCTTAAACTCCGCTTCCTTACGATCATACTCTTCGTGTATTTTACGGATATATTCATCATGCTCTACTTTTGACTTACCAGTCACTTTAACAAACACTTCATCAAGAGAATCAGTAGAATACAACGTTTTCTCGTTAAATTCACCATAACATGGTGCATTGTCCTGCAATTCTTGATATGCTTTATCAAGATTGATTCCTGGGTAAAATTCAATTTTCTTCATTTCTTTATTGTTTTGAGGGTTATTCATAAACTTCATTCCCGCACGTAGGGCAGAATGGATTTAAACAGTTACATTTAGGTTCTCCTAAAGTTTGGGATATATGCACCGGATACCAAACCTTTGCTTTAGTCTCCGTATCAATGCCATGAAACCAGACTTTCCCATTGTCTACAGTCTCAAAGGAAGTGATTTCAGCCTTCTTTATGTTTCCTCTCGTATTACGATAGGAAACTATATCTCCAATCTTAAATTTGTTCATTTCTCTATTGTTTTGAGAGTTATTTAATCCTTTGCAATCTATCAATCTCGGCAGCAATGAGTGCACCAGCTTTTGCTAACTCTCTTATCCGATCATCAGGCGTAGGCTTCCACCATTCGGGAGAAAATGGGAACATGATAGGTACATCGGTAGAATAAACATAACCACCATAATCATCTCTACAAAATGTAGGGATAGCATAAGTTGCACCCGCTAAAGCTAGTTGTCCGGCTGTGTATAAATCATCTTCTTCCGGTGTCCACTCTTCAACTTCAATTTGTCTTTTACGTTCTTCTGCTATAATCTCTATTCCTGTTTTCATAATGTTCCTTTTTAGAATTGTTTTACTTCAAAATATCAATAGCTTGCTTCAATATAACGTCAGCCATTTTTTCATCACCGATTTCTATTTTGCAAATTATTCTAAGTTGCGTTGCTAAATATCTTGTAGCCTGTGCCAACTGTTGAACATCTTTGGGGACTTCCATGTCATTTTCAATCGCAGAACGTCCCAATATTTCTGCTATCCTAAATTCTATTTCACTCATATTTATCTTTTTATTAATTAAACTGTTCCTAAATCAAACTCCGAATATCGCTTCTTTATTTCTTGTCTCATCCATTCAAGAACAGCGCAATAATCATCGTAGTCTTCTTCCGGTACGTAATCTTCGAGCCTTTTAATCATATCCCGAAGTACCCAAGCCCGTTTCTTCGTAAGGTTTATGCGTGCTCCAAAAATACCTTTTTGGCTCATCTTATATAGCCCTTCGGCAAATGAGTCATATTCTTTACCATCAATGTTTTTGCTCATTACTATTCTTATTATCCTCTAATTAATAATTTTGCGCAAGATTCAACTCTCTCTAACGGAATTGCAGTAACAAAATCTTTTTCATTGAAATAGCTGCTTCCGCCAGGCATTCTTTTATGTAAACAGATACAATCTACCTCATTCACTTTCCTAAGACACCAAGCATATTCTCTGTTTAAATCAGTACCAAGTGTAACCATGGTACCGCCTAATTTTACATCTTCCATAATGTTTCTTTCTATTTTGTTTTACGGTTTTCTTTTAATTCTTCTTCACTGATATGTGTATTAGAATGGTCGCCAAGATTAGAAATAGTATTTGTATTATTGGGTTTGCAATACAAACACATTTGGGTAAAAGGTGAATATACCCTTCCACACTTCGGACAAATCCAGCCCTGCTATCCAAAAACTCCGTTATACGGATTGATTATACTTGATTCTTGTTCCATATTTTGATATTTTAGTTATTTATTATGGTTCAGTCGTTTAATAGCATCCTTTTTAGAGTATGCCATAACTTTCTGTCCTTTTATGGTAAACTCTCTCAACTCTTTAGTTGATGACTTAACTTTATAGTCAGGATTAAAAGCCATTCCTTCTTTATGATTTATTGAGTATGGATTGTAACTTTGCGCTGCTGCGCACATTGCTGCTGTTGCCAGTAACATTTGCTTTAATTTACTCATACCACTCTATTATTGCATTGTAAATAAATTGTCGTTCCATCAGTACTGATACAGCCTACTTCAAATTGTGTCCAAGAGTTATCCCAACATTTTGTCCCGGGTGGAACCTGTATGGAGACATAAATATCTTCATTTTTATCGCATTGATCTAATGCTTCTTCAAACTTTTCTAAGAATTCATCTAAGCTCATATTATTATTTATGTTGTTAATAAAATTGTTTTATATACTATTTTTCAACTCTATATTACCTTAAATAATCAAGGATGATAGTTATTATTTCAAATCGCATGATTCTCTTAGAACCACTTAAAACCGGTAAAACAGTGACAACCATTTTTCAGATTGTCACTGTGTCGATTGGCATCAACTTAAAGTGTTGGGACGAATCCCTGACACAACTTTCCTACTTAGTTAGCTCCCATTCGGCCAGCGTAATCAAAGTGCTCAACTTGATTATGAGAGGACCGAGAAACATTTAAGCTATTAGACAGCTCGGATCTCAACTTTTCGTTTTCAGCTTTTAACCGGTAACACTCCGCTCTGTATCGAGCACATTCAGTGAATGACTTTAACATTGCGAGGTATTGGCTTATTTCTACCTTAATCATTGCTTTATAGTTTATAGTATTATCCCATTATACTTCCATTTAGACGCTGAGTGGTCCTAATATAGTCATCTAGCAGTTCATGAAGGATGAAGTCCGGATAAACATTGATTGTACCGAAACGCTCAATATTTACCTTGTTGACAGGATACCCCCTTTTCCTACATAAGCGTGCAGCATCATTACTAAGCTTCGATATGTCACTCACATAGATCGGCAATTTGTACCTCTGGATATATGATGACATCGTTGAACATCCATAGTTGCCGATACACTTTGAAGATAATTTCTTTACGCTCTCTTCAAGTGCAGCTAATCTTTGTTCTGTCAATTTAAGTCTTTTCTCCTGTTCCACATTCGTTTGAGCTAGCTGAAGGATAAGTTCGGCTTGGCTCATTTCAACTGTTGAGTTTAAAATATTGTCCATTGCTCTAAATATTTAATATTTAAATAATCAATCACCTACGTAGCGTGAACCGAATCTACCAGTACTGTTTACATTGTAATAAGCCGATACTGGAATGTTCTTATTATTGTAGCCTTCGTGCATTGTAGACTTAGCAGCCTTACTCATCGCTTCGTGTCTTTCTGCCAAGAATTTATCAGTTCTTTCCTTTACCGCTTCTACTGTGAAGTTGGCTTGGAGTTTTGCAAGTCTCCACGCTGACTTTAAACACTCACCGAAGGTCTTGCCTTGCCTCTTACCTGAATACTTGTAGGATCTGTGAGCGTTTTTCATTATCTCTGATAAATTGTAGCGTTTCATATATTTAGGAGTTAAATTGTTATTAGTTCTTTTATTTGATGTAAAGATACAGTATTTACTGTATGTTACCAAATAAAACAACTATAATATACTATTTCTTTTGCATAAATTAATATAGTATATACTGTATTCTTCATAAATAATCCGTATTTTTGAAATCAAAAAGATAATTATGAGAATAAAGGAACTTTTAAAAGAGAAACATTACACACAACAAGAATTGGCAGATAAAATGAATGTAAGCCTATCTGCTGTTAGACAAATGGTTGCTGCTGAATCATTGACAACTGCTACACTTGAAAAAATCGCCACTGCCCTCAACGTACCAATGTGGCAACTATTCGCGTCCCCGGAAGAAGTGCAACTTCCCTCAAACGCCCATTCTATCAAATGCCCACACTGCGGAAACGAGTTCCCGGTTAGTGTGAATGTTGAACTTAAAACACGAGACGACTAAAAAATAAATAGTACTTCTATGGAAGCAAAAGAATTAAGGTTAGGAAACTATGTAAAGCTGTCGAAAGATCACCAGTACGTAGGAATTAAGATACCTGCCGGTACTATATGCAAAGTAGAAACTATCGAACCTAGCTCTTTGTACTTACAATGTCATGTAAATGGTGGAACTTTCTACGGTGAAGTTCCTATTTCTATGGTAGAACCTATTTCTCTCACAGAAGGATTGCTGTTAAAGTGCGGATTTAATGTCGAGTATTATGAATTCCAAATAAAAGAACAACGATTATTGACTATAGAAGATTTCTGGATACTATATAATACTCGTACTAACTTCTATGGAGTAATGCGCTCTAACAGAGTTTTTAAGCAAATAGAATATCTGAATCAACTCCAAAATATATACTTTAATTTGACTGGGATAGAGTTGGAAGTAATTCTATAATTAACATACATCTTTTTACGATATTAATATAAATGTAAAATTTAAATTCAATAGTATGAAAAAGCTCCTAATCGTATTAATGTTTATTGTACCACTCTTTGCAAATGCGCAAGAATATGGCAATTTGACATCTAAAGACTCACTTAATATAAACATGGCTTCTTCACAGGCTGTTGTTGATTCTATTATGGAAGCCAATTTAAAAAAAGAGCAAATAACAGCTATTGGTGGAATACCTTTTGGAATTTCCAGAGAAAAAGCTCTACCTGTATTAAGAAACAAATATGGGACGGAAGATTATCTTTCCGACAATAAAGACATAGTCTTTAAAAACATAAAATATGCAGGTGTAGATTTTAACTCCGTATATTTCCTTTTTCAATCAGACGGTATTAATAGCTATTTTAATGCTTGCATATTTATCCTAAATGCAAAAACGAAAAAAGAAGCCATTGACAAACAAGAAGAGATGAGAGATCTTTTATCTAAAAAATACGATTTATCTTCTTTTACGGATGACAATGGATTCGATTTATACGTTGGAGGTGTATCCCCATTATGGAACGGTAGTTGGAAATCGTTTTTAGAAGGGAATTATGCAGGGGCTGTCCATATAGACATTATAAATTATGACGAAGAATTAGCAAAAAATGCTGGATTCGAATATTCTGTCCGTATAATTTACGGTCCTTTCAACTATGTCAAAGAAGAGTTTTAAACCTAAATGGTTAAATTCTTTCGCTTATCGTGCCTGTTATAGCCTTATTTATAAACCGAACCACAATGTATAGATGAATAAGAGGGATGCGTTTACATCCCTTTATTTATGTCAACTAAGAGTTAATAAGATTGATGATCCCTTGCCTACCAATTCCGGTAATCTTTCTATGGTAGATAATATGTCCGTTGTCAGCAACCTCTTGCTTAATATCAAACCAACCAAGCGTAGAGTATTTAGTGTATGGTACCCACGTCTGATTAACTTTGTATTGTACGCCAAGTTCTTTTAAACGGTTGTTAAGTTCAATTGCCGATTTAAGCCCTAGCTCTTTCGCAACTTCCGTACATGTATAGGTCTTATTGACATGAGTTAGCACAGCTACTTGTTTCTCTGCTTCAATGCGTGCCGACCGTTCTTCTTTTAACTTAGTGAGAAGCTCAATACCGAAATCCGGATTATTCAATATCTGGTCAATAACATTGTCGGTAGCATATATGCCATGCTTGCGAACAGATGGTAGCACTTCACCACATACCCAATCTTGAAAAGGTTCTGCCTGTGGCTTATCAGACCGCATAATAACTTTATAGAGATTTTGCTCGCTAATGAAGGTTGCTTCTTGTGTTCTACCTAAAGAATCGATGACCTCGGTAAGAACTACCCCATCTGGTTTTAATCGCGATTTACAGTCACTCGTGTTCTTAATTTCGAGAACCCTACAAACATCTGCAAGGCAGAATAATGGTTCTTCACTTGTGTCCGGCTACTCTTACTTCACCAAACGATTCATTCTTAAAAATCTGAATGTTGTCCATAATAATGTCTTTTCGTTCGAGGACGTACCGCACTTCTTCATGCGGAGATAAAAAAGGCGAAAGCCATGCAGGGGGTTGTGACCTACACAGCTTTCTATATCTTAATCCTCTGATTAATTCTAATTTTAATAAGTACAACCCAACGCATTGCAAATATAGAAATAATTTTTAAAAGTGACTATACAATCAATAATCAACGTATTCTTTTAACTATTTTGTGATTTGATTCTCAAATGGAATTGCTAACTTTGCATTGTGATACACATATAACAGTACAACATGGGTAACTGGAGCGAAAGACAAGAAGAAAAACGAGAAGGAAAAGAGAAAGAGAAGACAAGCCGAGAAACGCTCGGAAAGTATTTCTATGACTTATCAAAACTTTCTTTTACTGCTTTATTCCTAGGTGGTGGAGTATCTTTAGTATTGGATTTCCAAAACATTAATTATTGGGTACTTGTTTCTTTTGGTGCTTTTACTTCTTTTATCTTTGCATATATTGGCTATAAAATACTTAAAAAATAAATAGTTATGAATGGATTAACAATAATATTTATATTTACTAGCGTTGTTGGCGCAGGGATAGCTATTTGGCTTAACACCAAATCCGGGAAAAGATGGCTCAATAGCCTATGATAATTAATAGTATTAGACTTGTAATAGATAAAAGCGTCATGTAGAGTGACGCTTTTTTATTGCAGTTATACAATATAAGGCAGATTAAAAGCTGAAAACAAAATGTCAAAGAACGATTTGCCGATAATAGGAGTTGAGCCAATCGACACAGGTTTTATTTATTTTAAACCAATTTGCGCAGACAATATTTCTAACAAAGCCTGCAATTGTCCAACGATGTAAGGCTTTATATCCTCACTACAATTACTTGTAAATGCAACAAGCTTTTCTGATAGCTTATGCCATTCTTGCAACTCATTAGATTCCATCATTATCAGAAGACTTATGGAAACCTGAAAAGGAAGGAGGAACAATGTGCGATTCTATTCTTTCATCCAATATTTCCTTTTTCAACAATAGCATTATGCCATCATAACTTGACGATAGTTCTGATACAACTTCCCAACCTTGGCTGCCTAAAACATTGAGTTTATCAGTAGTGTATTCTTGGTAATTATGCCTATAGCCATCGTCCATAGGACGAAGTAGAAACGTTCTATACTCGTATTTCTTCATTTTTCTATTTATTAGTTAATATTTCAAATTTGGTATAAAGCAGCGTAATAGGTTTTATGATCACATAGAAACTATTAATTTCATTGTTTTCGAACCATTTACACAGTTTAGATACAACCTGCTGTCTCGTGTAATCTGACTTGTTTATTAAGAAAGAATCATCGTTGTACATAGACTGGTTATTCCCAATATCGAACATCTTTTTAAATTCAATAATAGCCTGAGATTTACTAACCTGATTTATCATACATCATTCAAATAATCCGTTACTACTTTGATGAAATCATCAAGAGAACGACAGACAACATATTTATAACCGTCAGCAGTTATCTTAGCTTCCCATTCTTTTTGAGATTCGCGCTGAACTCCTTTTTTTGTCTTGGTTTCGATTAACAATGCCCCATAAAACCGGTTACTTTTTAAGAGAATTAGATCAGATACACCTGGAAGCACCCCTTCGGCTTTTAGCTTTGCTCCTGTAACAGCATCTCTTCTTCCACCGTTTGGAACGGAGAAAAGATTGTGACGCATCGAGGGATATTGTAGCCGGAACCAATTGACCATCGAGACTTGTATCTTATGTTCTTCATCTTTAGGCTTTCTGCGAATATTGGTTCCGCAATATTTAGCTTTCATTTCTTCGTATGTCATAATACCCTAGCAAGTTTAAAATCAAGCAACATCAATAACTCATTAAATTTCTCTTTATACCAAAGTGGATGCGTTTCTTTGGTATTATTAGGGTTGACTTGGTTCTCACCATAAGTAAGCCCGGATTCGGTTATGGATTTGAAATGCTTATCTCTACCTTTTGATGATTTCCTTTTCATATCACATAAGATACCTTTCTGAATCGCTCTTTGATTAAACGCCTGTGCACTGATAGACAGCCCCGCTTCTTTGAGTAATTCAGTAGCGGACTTAAGTATCCCATGCGACGGAGTATAATCAGGTGTCGGAAGTCCAAGAGGTGCAGCTACTTTACTAATTAAAGACAATTTAGAAGAATCATTTAGATTAAGCACTTCACTTACACCTTTTACCCATTCAAGACCAACACGGACCTTAGTTGTTAGTGATGGTTCACGTTTGGGTTTGTTCTGGTTTTCGATTACTTTCCGGACGCTTTGGTGGAACACTTGACGATAAACCTCAAACACAGGACGGACTTTTCTCGCGATGAAGAACTCCATGCAGGAAACTGTAAGTTTGTACTCATTTGTCGGTCTACCGCCTTTGGGGTTTCCCCCAAAAATGGGGAAAACTTGATAATCAACACCTTCAATGAACTGACTACCATATATCAACTCTCTAACGGCATGGTCTTTTCTTGGATAAACCAACATCCAAACTTCATCGAGATTGATTGGAAACTCATTGTCAGATTTTGACAGTTCAAGAACTGCGTTAAAGTAACGCTTGATTTCGCTTTCGCTACTCTCTTTAGATAAGATTAAATTCGTTGCCATATATTTTAACTTTGGCTATTATTTATTTCTAGACGCTTCCAAAACTGGAAGGTTTGTTTCCGTTGGTATGTATATCACAGTTTTATCATTCAGATTGCTTTGCTGACGCACCCACAAATATTGAATATATGCAGGGGTAATACTTCCATTCTCAATTTTAATCGCTTCGGCAGCACCTTTGGCGCGTTCGATTTCCGCTTGAGCGTTCAGCTTTTCAGCTTCCAGATTAGCTTTAGCTTCTTCAATCTTTATTTTACGGTTTTGTTCAGCTTTAGCAAATTCTGCCTTTCCAGACATTTCTTGTTGCCAAACGTTATAATAAGGGATGGCAACAAAACATCCTGCAACAATTGCGGCAAATATGATAGCCGCCAGAATTCCAAATTTATTCATAATTTCTAATATTGGGTTTTATAGAGCCTCCCAAGGCTCATTTCTGTATTGTAGTTAATTTGTAGTAGATAGCTTATCACATAGAGAGGAACAAATAACACACACCGTTCCTCTCTTTTAAACTAATCTTCAATTATCGCCCAATCTGGCAAATATTCTTCACTGTTGATCTCCTTCATTAGCATCTGATTTATTGTTAGGGATTACTTTTGTTTTACCACCAGTTTTATCAACAATAACCGGTTTGCCACCTACAGTGGTTTCGGTACATTGCCCTTCAGGGAACTTATTAATAAAGCGAACAACTTCTTTATCTTCTGTTGCGTTACTTTCTTCTTTGGCTTCATAAGGGAATACATCTACAATCGGAGTTTCGGATACCATGCCGATTTGATAATCCGCCATCGTTCCTTTCATGCCTTCATCCAGCTTCTTCACTGCGTCACGCAAGTCGGCAGCCTGAACCAGCACTTGGGTAGAAGTCTTTTTCTCTGCACCGC